CCTTTGCAAAGGCCAGCAGCGCGGCCTTGCGTGTGTAGTACGTCCACTGTGCCAGCCCATAGCCCGCGCTGTCACGGACAAAGTTGGTGTACCTGCCGTTGTCTACGGCGGCGGTGTATTCGGCGTCTGTGTACCCAAGACGGCGCTCAAAATCGTTTTGGAGATTGATAGGGGAAAGACCGCTTTCGGCATAGAGGTTTCCCATAAGACCCGCCACGCCCGCTGCGGTCAGCCCCTTGTCGATAAGGTAATTCCAAATCCGATCTTCGTTGTTATTTCCTCTCAGGGACATAGTACCTGCTCCTTTCGTCAGTCTTTAAGGACGGTTTCGGAAAGACGGATAGCAGCCTCGATACCGTAATCCCGCGCAAACTGCCGCACAAATTTCTGCGCGTATTTAGCGCGGTTTTCGTTCCGAGCTTTCCAGAAATAAAAAGCGGTGGTAGAGCCATCCGCTAAAATTGAGCCTCCTGCAAGTGCAGCAATCGCCGTTACGTCATGGTCGGTAAGCGTTCCATAGACGGTAACGGCGATCAGCACAAAGGAAATGAAGTATTGCAGAATGAGCATTTTCTTTGAGAACTCCATACGGGGCCTCTCAGATTCCCGCTTGCGCAAGGACAAAGCCGATAGCGGCAGCAACAAGCAGCTTAACAACTTCCCAAACGAAATTTTCCCAGCGTTTGGCGGGTTTTTCTGCAAGTGCTTTGACATCGGTTTTGATCTCCTTTACATCGGTTTCAACAACCTCCTGCCGTGTAGCGAGGACTTCCACACTCGTCACCAGCTTTTCAAGACCGTCTTGCCTTTTCTCCATCTCATTAAGCCGGTGCGTGTTGGACTTTGAGCGATCCTCTACAGCAGTAAGGCGGCGCTCAGTTTCAATCTCGTTCATAGGCTGTTATCCTCCTGTGCTTTATTCGGGCTGTTCCTGATCCTCGCCGGTTTCGGCCTCAGTCGTGCCCTCCGCGCCGTCGTCCTCAGCGGGGGCGGGGGCTTCGGTATCATCTTCCTCAGTCAGATCGGGAATGTCAGCGCCATTGTCGGCGTACTCCGGGTAATCAATGTACCCGTTGTTCTCCGGCTCGCCGTCAGGGGCAGGGGTGTCCTCGTCGTCCAGCGCGGCAAGTTCGTCCTCAAGTTCATTGATCTTGGCGCGCCACGCCTTACGGTTTTCGATCACTTCCCCGTACTGCTCCATGAACGCCTCACGGTACGCCTCGATCTGTTTCTGTGTGGTACAGGCCGTAAGGCCCTCCGCGTACTTCGTGACCTCGTAATCGGTATCACGCAGCAGCATTTTCAGGGCGGTAATCTCGCCTATGATCCTCTCGCGGGTTTCTTCCATGTTGATAACCTCGTTTCCTTTTAAGATTTCTCCACGGCTTACCGCCGTAAAGTTCAAAGAATAAAGCGTCCATGTGTCGGACAGTACGGTATGCGTCGCGTTTCAGGATGGAGCCGCGCCACGACATATAGGATTGTGTGACTTGTTCCAGTGTGATAACGCCCTCTGCGTAGAAACGGTGTAACTTTTTGAGCTTCCGGCGCTCTCGTACTATGCAATCATGGTCGGCCTTTTTAACCACCCGGCCTGTATCGGTCAGGTAGTAGCGGGTTTTCAGATATGTAAAGCCCCTACTGAGCTTCACAATCTGCGTTTTCTTCGGGTTAGGTATAATTCCGTATTTCGCGTATTCTGCAAACAGGCGGTCACGAATAGCCTTTAGAACGGCTTTGTCCTTATGGATGATGTAAGAATCGTCCATGTAACGGGCATAGTACCGTTGCCGAAGTTCGTCTTTTACGATGTGGTCTATCCTGTTCGGATATGCCACGGCGTAGATTTGACTGTCCTCCGGCCCGATATAAAGCCCCTTGCCTTTTTCTTCTGGCGCTTTGTCTGTGTTGGTAGCGTCAATGAAACCACAGCTTAGATTGACGATCCGTTTATCTCTGAAAGACCTGTCGATCAGCTTTTTCAGCGGGTCGTGCAAAATGTTATCAAAATAGCCTTTGAAGTCGATTATCAGGATATAACCGTCATTGCTGCCGGTTTCGCGGTAAAACTCGTGTAAATGCGTTTCACAGCGTTTGTCTGAAAAGGACACACCTTTTCCTTTCAGGCTCGCCCCGTTGTCGTAGATCAAGCCATTAGACAGCACCGGCACAAGCGCGTTGGTACAGGCCGAACGCCGGATCACTCGTTCTGAATAATGCAGACTATGAATGTGACGTAGCTTACCACGTTCGCGGATGTCGAACACATAAAACGGTTGTCGTATGTCTTTTCCGGCTCGCAGGTCTTTTGACTGTCTTACTGCATTGCGGTAAAAGTTCATGTTGTACCGGGAAACGCTCGCCTTGAACATGACGCCTTGACGCGATTCCCAATTTGCGTGAAGTATCGCCGGAACGGAGGATAGCCGGTCAAAATCGTCATATTGTCCTAATTTTTCCCGGCGTTTCGCCTCCCGTGCGGCCTTGCGCCTTTGGTAGCGCGCCTCATGTCGTTCTTGACTATTCAATTTCGGTTGCCTCACAGATGGAAAGATGCACCATGCAGAGTGTTATTGTGTATGGGAGGGCATAAAAATAACGCCCTCCCATAGCTGGGGCGCGTTGTGTTCTCCTTTGCAACAATGGTCATGTAACCGGGTACTCGCTGGATTCCGTCAGCTCAGTCGCCATCCCCGGCCATGCAAGAAGCGTCCGGCCAGTTGCGTCACGGTGCGTATTTACCCTTTTTCATTCGGGACGGTTACTTTCTCCTTCCGTAAACATTTTGCCAAGGGGTAGGCGTTGATTTCGGCCTGTGTGGGCCTACTCTATCCAAGCCATAAGAAAAGTGCTGTTTCGGAATCAGCGGGCATTGTTCTACGGAATCAGACGGGCGCGGCAATGTTGGTGTTGGAAGCGTTGTTGTTGTTGGCATTGCCGTTGTTGTTGACATTGCACCAGTTCGTGGTATTCCCCGAATACACAGAGAGTACCCACCAGTTGTTGCGGCTACCCAAGAGTATTTTCAGCAGAAAATAACCGTTTGCTATTTACTTTTCTTTGAGAAGTTTTGTAGAGCGTTTCCAGCCTTTCAAAAGGCGATCCTCACGATCAATCAGGTTTCCGATGTCTGTTAAGTGCTTTTCCAAAAGCAGCCTTTCTTTTGTCGGCTCACCGGTTTCCTGATTGACCGCGTGTAGCTTTTGCCACCACACATTGCGCATGGCGTACTGCATGACCTCGTAAATATCATCGAGGCGATCAATACATTCCTGCTGCAACTTGCGGCGCTCGGCTACTTCGTCAGGATCATACAGGGACTTGCGGTTTGCCCGGTGCATTAACGACATCATATCCTTTACGGCGTCCATAGCCGCATAGGTTACGCTGTGTCGGTATTTCTTCGGTACAACCTTGTCCCTGTATAAAAGACTGTGTAACTCCGTTCTCAGGTCGTCAGCGGTGTGGTAAAACTCCATTTCGGAAATACCACGCTGCCTTGCAAGGACGTTACTCATAACCCATTTCTCCTTTGCGCGCCCCGGAGGGGCGCGGATTGATAAAACAGATTATGAGACACGGAAGCAGACGGGCGCGGCAATGTTGGCGCTGGAAGCGCTGCTGTCGTTGTAGGCATTGCCGTGGCCGCTGACATAGCACCAGCCCGTGGTATTCCCCGAATACACAGAGAGTACCCACCAGCGGCTGCGGCTACCGTTACGGTACTTGAGCCTGTTCATGTTGTGAGCGAAAAGCGGGTACTGCACGTTGTTACCCATCGTGGAATAGCCGCCCTTGCCGCCCCAGCAGGGGGCGCCGTAGACCTCGCTTTCGGAGGGGAGCCACAGCTTGCCGATGTCGGCCCAGCCGCCCGCGTTGTCGTCGGACAGCATCCCGGACGCGGAATACCGCTTAGGCAGGTACGCGCGCTTTTCAACGATCACGTTTTTCAGCGCGGTAGGCAGATAGTGGTACACACCGCCCTGCGTATAGTCCACGTGCTTCACGGCAGGATTGAGGCCGGTGCTGTTCGGAATCTGCCCCGCCAGACTGTTCAGGAACAGGTACAGATCAGAGGCCAGCCACGGATGTTCTGTGCCGGTGCCGGTCACAGTGATAGCGCCAGCAGCGGGAGCCTCAGTAAAGGTCAGCTTGAACGTGGAGGCGTCGTAGCTGTAGTTGGTGAGGCCGGTGCCGCCCTGCGTGACAGAGGAAATAGCGGTCATTTCCTTTGTCAAGGTAAACTCAGTCGTGGTGCCGTCGCCGGTGATCGTCTCAACGGGGATCAGCCCGTTATTGTAGTTGACGGGATTGACCGGCTTGAGCGTCGGCCACAGCTCGCGGCAGATGAAATCAATGTGATTGCCTACCGCCGTGTCACCATAGCCCTTATAGGTGTTGATGCCGCCCACACAGGCTTTCAGGGTGACGTTGTTCGTGGTCGTGAACGGGATGTAGTCGTTGACGTGGATGCCGGTAAAGTCACCGGCGCGGATGCGCGCCCTGATCCACGCCCACGGGTCGCCGCTGTAAGGGCTTGCGGCAATCTCCGTAGAAAATTTCAGGGTCAGGTCTACGCCCTCGTAGTAGCGATCACCGCTTGCCCCGATTACGGGGTTGCTGTCGCCACCGTTTACGGAAAATCTGTCAACAAAAGGATTCATGCTTTCATAACCTCCTTAAATGTTTTGCGTGTTGATTGTCAGCTCCATATTGCTGATACCACAGAAGATAGGGAGCTGAGAGGGCGGGACGCACCCGGACTGATCCAGTCCTGCAATGCCATTAGGCGCGCCCTTGTCGTCAGCGGTATAAAAGTCATTAGGGCCTTTACCGCTGTCCTCAATGTTGCCGTCAGCGGTGATGGCGACAAAGTTTCCCGTGTTGCCACCCGTGATCTTGTCGGCCTTTTTGGAAACGTCCGGGCCGAGAGCGATCCACTGTGCGACGCTTTCATATTCGCCCCACACGTATTCAGTCCCGTCCGGCTCGGTGCCGCTGTCGCCCTTGTACTTGACCGTGTAAACAAAGCCGATCTTCTTTGCTACGTTGGCAAGGTCAGCATAGTAGTTGACAGCGCCCCGGTACTGCAAGCCGCTGATGATGGCCGCAACCGCCGTGTCGGTGTACGCTTTTGCGTCATGCAAAGCCGTTTGCGTGAACGCAAGAATAAGTTTGATGTTCTCCATGCTGCCCCTCCTTTACTGCGCCACGAATTGCCCGGATTCGTCCGCAATGTAGAGCTTTGTCGCCGCGCTGTTGACGATATACAGGATGGAAAAGGGAGCGAAAACGCAATCAGCGCCCAGCCCCACAATTCCCGCGCCTGTAGTCGGCAAAGGGTTAGGGATCGTGTCTGCGACAATGAACGCGTCCACTACCTGCTTTCCTGCACCGTTTACGCCCACGGGCTTAACAGATACAGCTTTCATGTGAGTACCGTCCTTTCTTACTCAGATTCCTCAACAAAGTCGAGTTCAACAAGTCCCTCCAACATCTTTATGTCGTTGTAGGACAGGCTGACGTTTTCGGTCATGGGGAGCTTAACAACTTTGAAATCACCCTCAATTTCGATGTTGGCAAGCTCCGTCATGCGTTCCTCAAAAGCGGCGCGGTTTTCAGGGGGAAGTTTCCACTTCCCGCCCTCAAGCTCCGTCCCCAGCTCTTGCAGGATTTTTGCTTGCTGTTCATTGAAAAAAGCAAGCTCTTTATCCAGCTTAGACATGAGCTTGCTTACCCAATACAGCGTTTTCGGGGTGAGGTCAGCCCCGGCCAGCTTTTGCAGCGCCGGAAGTGCCTCTACGATTTTTCCCATTTTCATTTTGTGTAGCGCCTCCTTGTGGTATTGTTTTCTTCGCCTAAAGAAGTACGGCCCTTATCCGAAAAGACCGTACTTCTTCAAAGCGTTTATGCAGTTGTTCAACGCGGTAATGATTTGTGATGTGGTCGCGGACGTAGAACAAGTAGCAACCGTCTGTCTTGATTGTGGGGTCGTACCGAAAAAACCTACTGAGCCGTTATACGCGCTTGATCCGATCCTTGCAGAATTGACATACAGATTGGTGAATGGATAGCTTGTATTACCGAGGCTCCACCCGCCATAGGTGCTTGTGCTGTTTGGTCTAAGCACCTTACTCGATGTGTCAATAGTGAGGCCATTACTGAAACTGCTGTAGCCGCCGAACTGGATTGATGAACTTGCATAGATATTAACATTGCTCACGTTCCAAGAGCCATCACCGCCTAAATAAAGGGTAGACGTTCCGCTTGTTTTCATAACGGTAACGTAGTTAGACCCGTAAGCATACACCTGTTGAATATGAGCGTTTGAAACGTCAAGGTTTTTAACGGTGATCTTTGACGCGTCCAGAGTACCCGATGTGATAGCGGACGCGCTCAAATTTTTTACAGTCAGGTTTGAACAATCCAATGTACCAGACGTTATCATCGTTGCAGTAATGGCCCCGGCCTTGATGTCGCCCGATTCAATAGTACCGGCTTTTATGTTGGCTGACGTAATCGTGCCAGCCGCGATCTGTGCGCCGGTAATAGTATTAGCGGCTATCTCGTTGGCTGTGATCGTGTTTGCCGCGATCTCAGAAGCGGTGATAGTGTTCGCTGCGATCTGTGCGCCGGTGATAGTGTCAGCCTTGATGTTCCCGGCCTCAATGGTCTGAGAAGCGATTTTTGCGCCGGTAATGGTCGCGGCTTTAATATTGCTTGCCTCAATAGTGTTGGCAGCGATTTTCGCGCCGGTGATCGTACTCGCAGCAATCTGTGTGGCTGTGATAGTCCCTGTAGCGATCTCAGACGCCGTGATGGTCTTTGCCGCAATCTGCGTGGCCGTGATCGTGTCGGACTTGATATTGCCCGCCTCAATCGTTTGGGCGGCGATCTTCGCGCCGGTGATCGTATTCGCGGCAATCTGCGTGGCTGTAATCGTACCGGCTTTGATGTTGCCGCCGTCAATGGTGGTTTCGCCGGAAGTGCTGAGGTTGGTAAAGGTCACATAGCCGGACAGGTTGATCTTTGACGCGGAAATTGTAATTTCCTCTGCGCTTTGATTGATCTCGCTTATCACGCTGTCCTTGCGCACTCGCAACAGGATTTCGCTGCTGTTGGCCTCAATCGTCGCTTGCTGCTGGACGGTCACGTTGTTCATGTTGGCGTGGATCGTGATTTTCGTTGTGACAGTGATCCCGCCGTAAACGGTGATCGTCAAGGGCAGCTCGGCGCTGTCCGCAATAGCTTTTGTTGCTTCTACGGTCAATGTGATCGTGCCAGCGGTATTTTGCGCTACGGTTACACCCGTAGGCGTTGTCCCCGGCGTTACCTTAAATTGCCCGCTTGTAGGGGTGTTCTTGGTGGCGGTCAGGGCAGTCAAGCCCTTATAGACGGACACAACACAAGAATAGGTCGCCGCTGCAACAGGCTTGCGCTTACTGTCAACCGGGACTTCGACATACTCATTGCTCAATAGCGCCGTGTAGCTGTCCTCGCCGTCAGCTCCCGGAGTACCCGGCGCGCCCGGTGATCCGGGACTGCCCGGCTCGCCGTCTGCCAGTTTTGCGATAGACAGCACATCCGTATAGGTTTTACCGTCTGCATCGGTGCCGACAACCTTATAGGTCGCAGACGTGCCGCTGATGTCGGCAGGTCTGACAGTCAGTGTGCGGGAAGTCGCGCCGCTGATAGCAGCGTTGTTTTTATACCACTGATATGACGCCAGCGTATTTGTCGATTGAGCCGTCAGGGTAATGGTCGTCGGGGTGTATGCTGTCGCGCCCTGCGCTTTCGTGAACATTTGCGCGGTGGCCGTTATCTCAATCGTGTTGTCGATTGCCCTTAAAGCGGTTTCAAGGTCTTTGTTGTTGACGCTCAAAGTACCGTTATCAAGGTCAAACTTCAACTTTCCGTCGTGGCTTTGAATCACGCCGGTTGTGATATTGCCGCCGTTGATGATCGTCGCGCCGCTGGTGGAAAGGTTTTGCTCAAACGTCGCAAGGCCCTGTACAGTTACGTCGCCGGTAATGACATATTTGCCGGTGGCATTGTCAAAGTAGATGCGGTCTACCCATGAGCCATTTTCCCTTGACTGCATGGAGAAGATAGACGCGTTTGCAGTCATGCGGGCCTGTACTACGTCATTTACAAGCAGTTCACTTACAAAGCCCTCTTTACGGTTGATGCGGTTGCCGAAATAGGTCTGATTTGTTTTCAGCGTCCGGGACATAGTAAGCTGCTGCATGGTGATATAGGGGTATTCATCCTCTGTCTCACCGTCTATGGACGCGGCCAGTGCGCACGTTCCGGAAATGGTACAGTTCATCGTGATAGAGTAGGCTATCACTTTGCGCACCGTGCCTTTTCGGTCAGTTACAGAAATAGTGTCGCCCAGCTCGATTGCCGGGTCAAGGTAAGCATTTGTCAGCGTGTATGGCTGATAGGTCACGCCGTAGAGCGTGGAGGCTGTCACAAGGTCAATCTTGCCCTTGCTAACCGTGCCGGACGGAATACGCAATAGCCCCTTTGCGAAAGACGCGCCGGGGATCGTTGCGCAGCCGTTTTCAATGGGAATACCGCCCGCGCTGCAAAGCGTAGAGGCGATAGCTTGTGTTGCATAATTGCACTTGGCACTGATCGTCAGCCCGGTATCGTCACCCGCTGTAAACTGATTATCCGCGTCGTCTGTGAGAATAACGCGGCTGATCGTTTGCAGCTTGCCGCGCTCAGTAAACCCCTTATGCGCCTTGCCGAGAATTTGCGCTGCGTCGCCAGCCGGGGACGCCAGCACCACCAAACGGAGCTTGCCGCTTTCAGTGAAAATGAAGTTGCCGCCGTGAGCCGCCGCTATCCCGCTTAAAATCTCCGAAATAAGAGTATCTTCATTCGGGTAGTCTACAGAATAGCCGGAGCCGGTCTTAATCTCTGTCCGAGGATCAAGCGTGACGCCCATGATGGAACAGATTTCATTAAGCACAGCGGCCATAGTTTGCGGCCAAGTCGTGAAAGCTGTCTTATCAAGGTAGGTTGTACCTGCCTTAATCATACGGTCAAGGCAATTCAACTGCAACACGTCTTTGCCGCTGCGGGTGGAAATGTAAAACTTACCCTGCGGAAGCCAGCTTGTGACGGTATTGCCGTCTGCGCTGCGCAAACGGCAATAGGCGTCAACCGTGGCGGCTTTCGGAATGTCGCCTTTCGGGTAAATCTTAAATTGCGCGGAGCCGGTACAGCACCGTCCAAGTGCCGGTTTATCCAACAGCGGCTTTTTGATAACCGGCGTGTCTTTCAAGTCGCTGCCCTGATAGGAGACGCCGTTTACCACAAAACGATATTCGGTTTTATGGGGGGCCGCAAAAATACTGCCCCAATTTGCAGGTGTGGTCTGCATTAACCGCTGCCTCCTTTACTCTGATACACTTATCAGCGTAAAGTTGACATTATCCAGCACGATCCCATCCTCCCTGAATTGTTCCTCAGCCGCCGTAATGGACGTGTTGTAAAACAACCGGGTACAAAGGCCGTCTTTCAAGTCAGGGTATTGAACAGAAACGCCGCTGTCATGGCCCTGTAAATCCGCTTCAAGCTGCATACCGATCTCAAAGGGCATAGGGCCTAATTTCATTGTCAACTTACGCTGATGGGACGTGACGTTTGTGTGCATATACTCTGCCTCGTCACGTCCCGCGTCTTTGTCGTTGGTGTTTTCGCGTGCCCAGCCGAAGCCGGTCTTTTGCTTGACATAAGGGGTGTAATCGTGTCCGTTGATTTTGAAAACTCCTTGAATGGCACCGGCCATAATTAAGCACCCCCAAATCCTCTTGATTCGCCGCGCAGCGCAAAGGCAAGCGCAGCGGCCAGCTCGTCATTATCGACACCCAGTTTTGCCCGTTCAAGCAGGTCAAGGATTTGCCTGAGCAGGAACGTAAAGTCGGACAGTCTTTCGTCAAGGTCATTCGACAGCGTAGCAACCGGGCTTGTAGTGTCAGAGCTGACACGCGTTTTATACGGGACTTCCGTACCCGTAGCGATTGCCGGGACACGTAGCCCGTTCATACCCGTAAGCATGGTGTTGATGTCGTGGAACACGTTTGCAATGTCGGACAGCTTTGCGGTGATCCCGGACAGTTTGTTTACCATCCCATCACCCTCCGCGTCAATCCTCAAGGTCGCGTCGCTCGCGTCAAACTCGTCCGTAACATCATTCGCCAGATTGTTCACGGTTTTCAGCACGGTCTTTTCGTAACCGTCAATGCCGTTGGCAAGGCCCAAGTCAATGTATTCGCCCATTTCCGCAAACACAGTAGACGGAGAGTGAATACCGAACAGGCTACGTGCGCCACTTACAAAGCGGGAACCTAAGTTACTGAATGTGGAAGTAACAGAACTCCACGCGCTGCTGATACCGCTACGTATGCCACCTACGATGTTAGAGCCTACGCTTGTCATGCTCGACCATAGACTTGACGCGCTGGACTGAATCTGACTCCAAATGCGCTGCAAATAATTCAACAGATTCATGCCCGCCTGTTGCAAGGCAGACACAATAGACTGAAACCTTTGCGTGATGGTCGATTGAATAGACATCCACGACGACGATGCCGTAGAATTAACTTGCGTCCACAACATCTGCATATTCTGCTTGATGGTGTTGGCTGTGTTGGAAAGGTTTTGCTTTACGCCGTCAAATTTCTGCTGGACAGTCGTTTTGATGGTGCCCCATGACACAGAGGCCGTTTGCTTGACGTTGTTCCACAGGTTGGTTAAATCCGATTTGATGGTGTTCGCTGTCAACGTGATGTTCTGTTTCACCGCGTCAAAATGCGTTTTTACCGTGGTTTTCAGATTTTCCCAAGCCGTGGCCGTGTTGGTCTTGAGCGTGTTCCAAGCGGTGGAAATTGTCGTCTTAACATTCTCAGCCGTCGTACTGATGGACGTTTTAATGCCCTCAAACTTGGTCGTGATCGTGTTTTTGATGTTCTCCCACGCTGTTGAACAGGTCGTTTTTACGGCGTTCCACGCGTTGGTAAGCGTCGTCTTGATACTTTCCACGGCAGTCTTGAAATAGGAAACAACGGCGTCCCACGCGTTCTTGATGCCCTGTAGCAAGCCCTCGACGATGTATTTACCCATCTGCGCCATAACTGTAGACGGGGAGGCGATACCAAAGGCTTTCTTAAAGCCCTCGATAAACGGATTAAAGATGTTCTCTACAATCCACGTACCGACGTTGATAAAAGCGTTTTTAATGCCCTCCCACAGTCCGGCGATAATGTCACCACCAAACTGATTGATGTATTCGCTAAAGTAGGTTTTTACGCTTTCCCAAGCCTCGTAAAGTATGCCCCAAATGTTTTCACCCAACGTCAAAGCGATCTGAGCGACAGCACCGATAGCAGCGCCCAACAGTTCAAAGGCCAGACTGACAATCTGCTGGAAGTCGATGCTTTGCACGATCCCAACAAGACTGTCCCAAAGCTCCTGTGTAGCTTGATGCCAGTCAATATTTTCAATCGCGCTCACAACAAACTGCATGACGCCGGTAATAAAATCGTTGATGATCTTTGCAGCGTTTGTCAGCAGAGTAGAAATGTCAAGGCCGTTGATCCCGTTGGCAAGGCTCTCCGCTACTTTCCTCCACTCAAAGCCGTTAATGGCCCCAAGCATAAGCTCAAACAGCGAATTAAAGCCGTCTATGATAGCTTGAAACACCGCGCGCCAGTCAATGCCGGACAGAGAATCGGACAAGAATTTGCCGATATTCTGTCCTATCTGCTGCCAATCAACACCATCAATAAGGTGCTGGAACGCTTTGACGATGCCGTTAATCGCTGTAGTGATCGTCTGTGCGGTCTTGTCCCAATCAATAGTGTTGAAAAAGTTTTGAATGGCCGTCGCTATGGAATCACCCACGGTGTCCCATTTGACCTGACTGACGATGCCGAAAATGAAGTTTACAAGGGCGTTCCAGCCGTTGGCAAAGGTCTGACCGATCAAATCCCATTCGATATTGTCAAACCACCCGTTGATAGCCTCACCGATACCCTTTCCAAGAGCCTCAAAGTCAAACTTCGTCAGGAACGTATTGACAATATCAAAGACGGCGTTAAGTCCATCCGCAAGGGTTTTCCCCATTAGATTCCAGTCAAAGCCGTCCACAAAGCCGTTAAGGATTTCAGCGATTTTCCCGGCCCATTCAACACCTTTCGGACGGAACGTGTTGTTGATCCAGTCGTCAACAGCTTGCATGACCTCGTTAAGAGCTTCAGCAATCCGCTTGCCGAAATCAAAATACTTGCCGTCGTTCCAAAGGTCTTTAAGCTCCTGAAACAGATCTCTCAGCTTGTCCGGGAGAACAGAATCAATGGGGACTTCCTCAAATAGATCTGATCCATCATTTACACCGTTGTCTTTATCGTCGTTTCCGCTGCGCTTGTTCAGCTCGTCAAAACCGTAAACCTGTGCTTTCAATTCCTCCGCTGACTTCGCCGCACCGTCCAGACTGTCTTTGTAGGAATCAGTCTGTTTCTTTGCAACGGTCATTGTCGTTTTACCGCCCAGCAAAGCAAAGAACGCATTGACGTAAGAAATAGCCTTAGACAATGCGTTCAAAAAAGAAGTGATAGCAGGTTCAAGGGTCTGTATCAAACCGCCCAGCGCCACGGAGAGATTACCCGAAAGCTGCTTTGCCGAGTTTTTGATATTCGACATAGCAGAATTAAACGAATCGGAGAATTTAGCCAGCGTCTGCAAGCCCTCTTTTGCGCTGTTGAAAATGCTGCTTATGAACATTCTCTTGATACGGGTGAGAAGCAGCCGTTTCATGCTTGTAAGGGTCTTAACCAGCGCATTTGACGTTAGATCGGCCTTTTTCGCATGGCTGATAAAAGATTTCAAGCCCTTACCAAACGCCTTGATGCCGTTTGTCATGGCCTGAAACGGGATTTTTGCAAGGATGCCTGTAGTTTTCAGGGCTTGCGCTCCAACTGTCTTGATCCCCTCACCAAGCCGCTGCCAAAGGCTGATTTTTTCCTCATCGGGGGCGGGCGGCTCTGCACCGGGATTGTTGGACATGGACTGCGCAAGGTTGGCAAGCACCGCCTGAGCCTCTTGTAAGCGCGCTACAGCGGCCTCCCGTTCTGCCGTAGTGCTTGCTGCTGCTACGGCCTCCTGAGCCGTCAGGACATTCAAACGGGCTTGTGCAAGGGCTTCCTGGTCTATCAAGGACTTGTTACGATCAAGGACGCCCCCGGCCTCGTCAAGCGACGCTTTCATGCGTGCAAATTCCGCTGTCTCGCTGCCGGAGATAAAGGCACCACCGTTTGCGGCCAGTTTGTCCCTGCGCCTTTCAAAACCGTCAAGGACACCCTCTGCGGCCTCGATCTGCGCAGACAGCCGTTTCCACTGTGCGCTATATTCGCTCACGCCCATATCCCGCATAGTGTCACGCCGGTCATAGAGCTTAAATAGCGCCTGTTCTGCCTTGCTTATCTGTGCCGTGATATCTTGATACGCTTCGGTGGGTATCTGTGTATTCCCAAACGCTTCAAGCTGCTCACGGGCGTTTGTAAGCCTTTCCTCAAGGGCGACAAGTTTACTGTCAAAAGCAAGGACGGCCTTGCCGTTGGCAAAGCCGGTTTCCGCGCTCTGCGCCACGGCCTGTATGCCGGACGACAAAGAATTGACCTCCCGTTCCAGCGCGGAAACTGTAGTACGGGAGCTGTTGACCGCGCCGGTAAAAGTGGTAGTCGCCTCACCCTGCGCGTTTATCGCACCTGCGGCGCTCTGCGCGGCCTGTGCAACACGTTCTTCTGTATCAATTACACGCTCATTCGCTGACGCCGTTTCCGACGCTGCCGCGCCCATCTTTTCACTGATGGACGCGGTAGCGTTTGCTATGGACTGCAACATGGGCGACATCTTCCCAAAAGAGCGCATCATATTATCGCCTAAGATTTCAACGGCTTGCGTAAGGTCTTTGACAGCACCGTAGAGCTTTTCAGCGCCTTTCTCAAAGCCGTCCCTATCAAGTTCGGTGTCAATGACAATAGCGCCGTCGCTATTTTCTGCTGCCATAAGTAATCACCCCTTTTTGGCAAGAAGTTCCGCGTAAATCGCATCTGCGTAGTTTTCAGCCTCTTTTTTACGGTCTACGCGTTCCCCAATATCGCACATAGAACGGTTGGCGTTATAAAATTCCGTCTCGTGCTTTTCCAATTTCCGGCCTTTGGCCTTTTTCTGCCGGATCGTCAGGATAAAACCCCACAAGTCGTCACGATCTACGGATTGAAAGTAGCCCATGAACGTCCACCAGTGCATATATTCAACGGCTCGCACTTCTTTACCGGCGACCTTGTTGACCGCCGCAAATATCAACTGAGCGTCCTTTTCCCAATCGACCACTTTAGGGCCGGGTTTATCGGCTCGCATTTGACATTCGATAAATTTTGTTGCCGCCTCATACGCTGCCTCGTAATCGTCTGTCGGGATTTTATCGAAATCCACATACATACGTTTCAGGCAGATAAGGACTTTTTCACGGTCTTTCAACTCTGCGGCCTCGTATGCCGCTATGATCCGTAGAATGTTCCTGTAATCGGAACGAATAGCGTATGTGTTGCCTTTTACCTCAAGGCTTGTCGGTAGCTGCCCCAGCATTTCCCGCACCCTCCGTCGTAGGCTTGGACGGCTCAAGGTCATTCAGGTACGTAGACATACGCTGCTGCGAAAGTTTCGCTTCCTCCTCCACGGCGTCCACGATAACGGACTGCAATGCTTTCAGCACGTGGAGGCAGAAAAATACGCCACCGACAGAGGAAAAAGGATTGCGATTTGCAAAAATATCATCTGCCTCGTCCATATCGAACAGCGCATTGATCTTGTCTTTCAGCTCGTTTTCGACCTGCTTGAGCGTCTGCCAGTCCTTATCAAAAGTGGCCGTGCCGTCGCTGTTCAACGACAGGTTTTTCAACGGCTCTACCAGCGCGTCAAAATTGAGCATCATAGCGTTATAGCGGTCAACGATGGAGAAGTCAGCGGGCCGGAAGTGAATCTTGCAGATCAGCTTACCGTACTTATTCACAAGGGGGATTTCCCGCGTACCATCGTCTACCACAACGACAGCTTTGTTGATGGGCGTGATTTTATCCTTAGACATTTGAAATACCTCCATTTCGATCTAAACGCCACGAAAGCCGAAGAACGCTTTTGCGTCCTCCGGCTTTGTGTGTAGCGTATGTCTGTTGATTAGGCCACAGCCGCGACAGTGACAGCGCGGGTCGCCATCGTATAGGTGACGGTCACGGCGGTCATAGCACCGACAGGGTTGACGGTGAACGGGATGCCAAGGCCGGAAGTGTCGCCGCCCGTGGACTGCGGCACAATGTACGCCTCGCGCATATAGCCGGTGCCGGACATCGTACCGGCCTCCGCGTTGACCGTCTCAAAGACTACTTCGACAAAGTAGCCCTTGATGTCGGCGTCGCCGTATTTCTCCTGCACAGCCGCCGCAAGCAGCTTTTCGTACAGGTTGGAACTGCTGTCAGCGTAATAAGGATCAACGCTGACCTCCGGTTCATAGCCATTGTGCTTGAAAGTCGCCTCACCAAGAACATTCTTAGAAGTCTCGGTATCGGGATTCAGCTCTTTGGAAAGATCGTCGTTGTCCTTGCCGAGAACTTCCCAGCCTACATCACCGGGCGCGCTTTTGTTGGTGCCAGAAGCAAGGAAACCGGCGAAAAACATACCTCTGTTTCTATCAAGTTTCATGCCTGATCTACTCCTTTCATCGTAGACAGTTATTTCCCCTGTGTCGCTCACGTGCCATTGAGTAGTTGAGCGATCAGTTAGGATTAGTTCGCTTTTGACGATTGCCCCCGAAACGGAGAGGCAACCTTTTCTTAACTGGATCACATCGTCCCCCCCCCGCATCATTTCGGGAAGAAACATTACGCCTGTCGCTTGTACGTCATGCGCAACTGTATCTGATATTTAGCCGTGTCGCTGCCGATTTCGGCAGGAAACGCGGTCAATGTCGGAACGATGGACTTGACCCGTCCACCGTTAATAGTAGGGAAGTTTCGCAACGCGTTCTGTTCAAGCACCCACAGCACCACGTCGTCATAAAAGCCCATGTTGGCAAGATTCTGTTGCACATCTGCCCCGTAGGATTCCTTTGACGCAAAGATGAAATTGAGCGTTTGAATATCGGCGGGGACTTCTTCGCCTAACACGTTTTCCCGGTACGTGATCGTAGACGGGGACGCGTAAATAGCGTACTCTGTCGGACTTTCCGACAGATAATCCACACGAAAACGGTTGTCGTCAGAGAGTGCCGGACATTGCCTAAACCACTTCCTGAGTTGATCGACATTATTTAACTCCGGCAACTTCTTTCGCCTCCCTCAAAATGTCCTCTTTATGGTCGGCTTTCATGCGCTCAAACCAAAACGCACCGGCCAACGGATTAACGTCCGTGTTGTAGTGTAGCTGTCGCCCCGTGGGATGTTTTTTCTGGTGGGGCGGTGAGAAAAAGCGGGTCGGTATGCCCGAATCGTCCTCAAAAACGGGAATGTTAGGCCCGTAAACCTCGCCGTAGTACAGATAATGCGCATACGGCCCCGGATAAATGACCTTGCCGCTGCCGATAGTGGTAGCGGAATAAGCACTTTTCGCAAGTGATCCCGTTTCCCACGGACAGTATTGCAAGCACCAATCAATGACGGATTTATCAATCGTCTGCTGTACCAGTCCACCTTTTTCAAGGTTGTGCTTTTTCAGCAAATCGGTTGTACCGTTCCACTTGACCCGCACCTTAAACATTCCGCTGCTCATGCTACTTACCTACGACTTTCCAATGCGGCGCATGGGGTGCGCGGCGATTATCCGTCACGGCCAGCACCGTAGCCACTTCCGCAAACGCTTTTTGCAGCACAGCGGGCCGTGGATCGACCACGCTCACAGCGCCCTTTACCACGATGTCCCCGCTTCTCAGCGTGAACAGCTTGTCAGGATCGCCCTGCGCATAGTCAATGGGATCGGCATACGCTTTGCCGTTAAACTCTGCGTTTGTAGGGATGCGGATAATGTACTTGTCTGCGGCTTTCAACCCGGACGAATCGACGTTAGACGCTATTTCGTCATACCAAGAGACGCCGGAAATGACTGTAGGCACGTAAATGTCACAGTCATTCCCAGCGTCGTACCGGGCGTTGAAAACGGTTATCGTGTCATTGCACAGCCTCAATAACCATTCACCCCCCGATAAAGCAGGGGAACGCCCTCGTCGTCGGTTTCCCCGTAAAGGTACTCCCGGACGGCGGCGTTCATGCTCTTGTCCGCGTCCGCAACGCCCAGCGCCTTACCGTAGCTCTCTGAATAACCGTCCGTACTGAACGATGTAACAACGGGGTTTTCGGCCTGAGCCTGTACACCTACGCTGTTTTCCAGAGAGATAAGACACATCATACACAGTTTGACCGCTTCCGGCACTTCTGCCATGTTTTGCACACGGGAATCCGTCACGTAGTCAATCCGTTTGCGGCTCTTGAACTCCAAGAGGGTAAAGGACGTTTCGGGGAGAGTACCGCCGTATGCCTGATACTCGGCAAAAGTCAAATACGCGGGATGCGACATAGTACACGCCCCTTTCCATGATTAACCGCGAGAGATGATGCGGGCGATGGGAACGGCCTTGCCGGAAATGTACTTGCGCGCGGTGCTGGACTGACCGTTGTTCACCAGCTCCCAGTTGGCACCGTTCTCAAGCTCGGCGTCGGTGGGAGACAGGGTAGCCATAGACGCCTTGGTGAAGTTGATGCCGTAGGGCGCAAAGCATTTGCGCTGACGGGAATACAGGGTGTCCTCGCCGCCGTTGGTCTTGGGGTCACGATCCATCTCATACGGCACCTTAGCGCCGCAATCAGTGAACTCGATAGCACCATCACCCAGCACGTAGGTAGTGTAGGCGATATAACCGGCTGCGGTCTGCTCGTAGTAGTTGCCGATGCTGCCGACAACAGGGTTGTCAACAGGGGTATAGGTGTACCCGGCGCTCGCGCTGCCGCTGCGGGTGTAGTAGGTCTTGGTGTCGTCGATGGCGACGTCAGAGGTCTTAACGTAAGTCGCATCGACCTCATTGACCGGCATAGAATCGTCCACCAGCACCATACGGCCATTCAGGGTGCCGATGGCAAGGTCACGCTCCATGCCGTTCTCGTCGTTGTACTTGAGGTACACCAGCAGCTTGAGGTTTTCAAGGTTGGTGGCGACGGCAGAGTGCATGATAGCGAGGCTGAAACGGCTCTTGTTGTCGCCGCAAGCCCGCTGCATGGTGGTGTTGAGGGTGGTGCCGTCCATGCAGCCAAGCGCACCCTCGCTGTTGGTCTTGCCGGTGACATCGTTGGTGTGGGCAGCAACGAACTTTGCGCCCTCGGTGTCGGACATCTTGAAAACGCCGTTGAGAATGTGGATCAGGGTATTCTGGTCGATCTCGTCCCAATACTCGCTGATCTGACGGGCGACGTTCTCCATGAAGTCAGCGCCACCGGTGATGTCGTAGGAGAAATCCTTTTCCGTCCAACCGTTGGAACGGCCCACGACCACGCGGCTGTGCGTGTAGGTTTCGGTGCCCTTGGGGTCGATGTTGGTAGTGCCATCGTAGTTGGTCGGGGCGCTGCCGGAAATCAGACCCATAAGGGGCGTGGTGATGTAGTTACCGCCCGTCTGATCGCTCATGGCCTGAGCCAGATCGGGGCGCTGCCGGATCGCGCGAGACTTGATAAGCTCGTTGCGCTTGGTGTTGGGGATAGTGTCCACGTACTTCTGGAACACTTCACCATTAAAGTTTTTCGCGTCAAAGAGAGACATAGTTTAATTCCTCCAATCGGTAGTATTTTTTTTTGGGTCTGCTCTTACTTGTCGAAACTTACGACCATGTCCGGGTTTTCGTTCTTGGCTTTCATCATGTCAGACAGAGACTTGCCCCGGACGGGGCCGCTGGGATTGCTCGGAAGAACGATATTAGGCTTAGGGGGATCGTTCGCCGGGGCGGGCGCGGGGGGCGTTTCCTCCGCAAGCGCGCCGGGGTTTTCGGCCTTGTACTTGGCAAGGAAATCCTCGTAGCCCATCAGCGTATCACCGTCAAGCTGGAAGTCCTTTCCGTTGGCCTGTCCGAGAAAATCACGCTTCGCCGCTGCGGACGTGAATTTCAGGTCATTCGCCTTTTCGCGTACCATGAACTCTTTGCGCTGCTTCGCAGTCTTAGCAGCCCAATCCTGCTGATCCTTAGTGTACTTGGCCTGCAAGCCGGTAAGCTGCGTCTGCACTTCGGCCAGTTTGGTAGCGTCAGCCTGTGCCGCCGTCAACTTGCCCTGTAAGTCAGAAATGTCGGTGTCACGCTGCGTAAGCTGACCCTGCAAATCCTTGACCTGCTGATTGAGGCCGTTGACCTGAGAATTGTACTTATCGACAGAGACATAGCCACCCTCCGACAGATCGGCAAAGCGGACGTGCTTTGTCTTGTCGGGCTGACCGGCGTTTACCTTGTCGATTTCTGCCTGTACCTGCGCGTACAGCTCCGGGGACAGTAATTCGTTGAGTTTCATATCTTCCTCCGTTTCTCGGCGTAACTGTGTGCTGCGCCGCCGACAGTTTAAGTCCCGATGTCGAGGGGATGATTTATATATCAAGGCTGAGTGCCTTAATACCAGGATAGAAAAAGCGCCCTACGGCGAAATTGCCGTAGAACGCTCTAAAAGGCCCGTAGAGGGCCGCTTTATTCGGTAGGGCAGTTATACCCCTGCGCGGTCAAACGCTTTATGCGCGCCAGCCAAAGAGATTTGATAGGCAAATTTGACCGATATTAGACCTTAACCATCTTAAAGCCCTCCACAGAGAGCCGTGCGCTGCGCGCGGGCAAGCCGGATGCTTGCGCCACAGCATAATACTGTTTGGACAAGGCGTTGATGGTCTTTTGACGGGCGCGCCGTTCCTCCATGTCGTTACCGTTGAGCCGCGCAGCGTTGGCGGCGTCCTTTTCACGCCGTACCTTTGTTTCGATCTGCCGCATAAGCTGTCGAGCTTGATACATGGTGTAATGCTTGCCGCCTACCTCGCACCCGCGCGCATTGTCTTTCTTCCACTGTTCAAGCTGTTCGTCGGTGTATCGGCGTATGGAATGTTCGGTAGAAAAGCCCATTGCAATGTGCATACAATTCCATTCACCGATAGGCCGGTTAAAGCCCTCGTAGTGGTGGCCGTCAACATCGTAGAAATCTTGACCGGCTTGCATCTTCTCAAATTCAGATTTGAGAAAGACACGGCCTTGCACCGGCTCGTGATCCGGGGCGCTGTTAGCGTGTGCGGATATTTCCACAGCGTCAAAACCTAACGCCTCCCCCATTGCAAGGGACGCGTTTTGATTGATCTGATTAACGCCGTCAATAATGTTTTGCCGGACAGCAGAATCAAGACGGCGGTGATAGCCGCTTTCATACTGCACTTGCAAACCGTTATAGCCCAGCTCTCGAATAATATCACGCGCCGCCTCTTGATAGCTCGTCAAGCCCGCTGCGGTAGCCGTGATCGCCTTATCAACGGCCTCTTTATAGCTGTCCGCAATGGCCGTCGTGTTCGATAGATTAAACATGGCTTGCGCGGTCTGTACGCTCACATTCTGCGCAAACTGTGTTAATCGGGCGTTCTGTTCCGGGGACAATGGACGACTTTTCAATACTTCCTTAAACCGGGGATCGGTATAGGTGTCAGTCAATGCCGCTTGATAGATTTTATATAGGTCGCGGACATTCATAGCCGTAGCCGTCGCCAGCTCGCGGGTGATCTCCCGAATGTCCGCGCCCATATCCGTCATAATGATAAGACGGTTTATGCTCGTCGCATTAAGCTCCCCGATTTTCAAGAGCTGCGCCGCAATCTTTTTGATATATAGCCGGTTTACTTCATCCAGCCGGTCAGTGATCCGCTTGATCGCGGCCTCAAGCTCTTTTTCGGTCAGCATTTACGCGTCCTCCTTAGTCCGTGGGGTTATCCTCCGGCTCTGTCGGGGGATTACTCCCTGTTGGGGCGGTAGGCAAGAGCTGATTGATACCGGCCATCTGAGCTTTCATATCTTCCTCCGCAATGGCGTCAACGGCGGCTTGCGCCTGATCCTTTGTCTCGTTGAAATACCACTCGCGGAACTCGGCCTTACTGATAAGACCAGCATTTAAGAGCATCATACGCTCGTTCATCTGCTGCTCGGTATCAGTGATAATGCTATCGTCCCACTCAAATGATACCTCATACTCGCCCTCCGGCGCAAGTTTATAAACCGTGGCGTACACGTCCATAGCACGGATAACGTCTTTCAGGCAGCTTTCAAGGGCTTTCTGATTGTCCGCTACCGTAGCATAAGACCGTTGCTTGATGATACGCAGCTCTGTAGCCGTTCGCGCCTCGGTGTTGGCGTCAGATACCGTCCCACGGGCCAGCCCGCATTGATCCTCAATGCGCATCAAAAGCTGATTGAGGCCGTTGATAAGGGCCACGTCACGGATTGTCGGTGAAAAAACATTGTACAAGTCACCGTCGCCTTTGTCCGCGTCTACAGCTCGGAAAAGCCGCTTATTCAGCTTCGGCATTTCCAACCCGCCGCCCTCTGTTTTCTTCGGGCGCAGCACGGTAGGATCAACGTCAATCGCAAGCTCGCTGCCCTCGTATTCCCATAAAAGACGGGAATACTGCATATCGGCCTGTTTGATAGTGTCCCGCGCTTTGCAGAAACAAGACGCGCCCATAGGACTGTCAACGTCAATGCTGTTAGCCGCTGCGACCTTAAACCAACCGAACATCTGACCGCCCGTATTCTGTACGGTGGCCTCCGGCTCCAACTGCTCCCAAAAAGCAACTTCGGAAAGCGGAACTTCCACGCCGATTGCATCCTTGCTTGTAGACTTGAAAGCGCGCTGCGTGATCTTGACGTTATCGCCCTCCACAACATGACGCTCAAGCCGTGTGTAAATTGTCTTGCCCTCGGTGTAGGTATCGCGGAAAATTACATCAGCCAGATTTCCGTCGTCGTCAAAGGCAATCGGGTATAGGCTCCAATCCATAGTCCAGTCAAAATAAATATGACCGTCTTTCGGATAAGGCTTGACGGTCATACCGCCAGCCGCGCAGCCCTGTTCCAGCTTTTGCCTCAGAGTACGGATGCAGCGTTCAAACTCAGCCTTGAGATATTCGGCGCGCGGATTCATCACGTCGCCGCCGTCGTCGGTCTGTGTCTCACCGTTCTCAGTCTTGCCGGTGATGCTCCATTTCATTTCAAGCACGATCTGACGCGCCAGCTCAGACGAAATAAAAGCGGGTAGGTTGAGAGACTTTACATCCTCCGACAACCAATCCGCATCATTCAGGTACATCTTGTACCATTCGTCAAGGGCGTTTGCCATATCGTTTGACAGGGGCGTTTCTACGCGCTCCACTGTCTCAATATCTCTGTAGGGTAAAATCTTTCTCACCACCTGTCGGATGAAATTCAAAAGTTTGCTAAACATGGGGCGTTGCTCACCACCTTTTACGGGGTATGAAAAGAGGACGCCATTTCTGACGCCCTCTGAAAGAGTATGCTGTTGTGCGCTTTAGCCTCGCAAGTACATTCCTGTATTGTCTTGAAACTTGCCCGCAAGAATTTTGAAGATGTCTGCGACCCATCCGATCATAAACCAATTCAAAGTGAAGATACAGACGATCCCGCGTCCAAAACGCCCTACGTAGAAGTAATGTGCCCCGAACAAGCCAAGAAAAACGCACAATAAAAGTGCGGTGGACTTTTTCTTGTCCGACGTAATAGAAACGTAGTTTGCCATGCTTGCTGCCTCCCGTAAAGTGATACGGATAATATACCACATCATGGGAGAAAGCACAAGTGTCAACACTTCTACGCGCGCGTATATGAGCGTATGCGTATAGGCGTTTTAGGCGTGTATTTTATGCCCTATACTCCCTATTTCACACAGCCATAAGGAAAAATCTGTAGAAGTGTAGACAAAACCGGGAAAAGCCTGTTTTCATGCGGCTTTCGGGTGTCAACACTTGCCGTTACACTCATGTTACAGTCCGAAAAACCGTTGACAGGGAATGTCAACAGATTTTTGAAGTGTAACAGACTTTGTTGACATTTTTCGGGGACTTTGTTGACGTTTTACAGGGCGTCCGCGGCCCTCCACGCTTCGTAGAGCTTTGCGCCCTGCCAAGCAATCCAGTCTACCATTTCCTCATTTTGCGCCCATGCACGATCATAGGCAAACGCGCTGTCATTCAGCCCGCTTTCGTCTAAAAAGGCATGGACAATCTCATGTCTGACAGTCTGCTTTTCGGCGGTTTTAACGCAGCTCTCCGGCTCGTTTTCCCAACCGGGGTAGGTAGACAGATCGCAAATGACGATCTCTTTCAAATAGCCGTCGCAATACCCGTCGATGCTCCGATCTTTGAAAACAGGATCGTCCTCGTACTTCTTTCGGGTGATCGTGTACTCCGTACCAAGAATACTGATTTTCATTACTGACCTTTGCGCCTCCAAACTCTTTCCATAGCATAGCGCACACTGTCGATGCTGTGATTGTCTTTATCGGGATAGCCGCTGATAATGTCGCCCGCGTCCGTGCGCTCGTACTCGTAGTTTTGGAACTCTCGCGCCGTTTCCGGGCAACGGTAAGGGTCAATGACGATCTTCGCCAGCGATTGCAGCCACTTGATACCATAGCGTACACTGTCAGGGCCTTTGACGGCGGGGCGACACAAAGACCCATAATCGCGGTAGTCGCCTATGCTTTTCGGCTCGGCGCTGTCTGCCGTGATTAGATCGGTGCCGGTCACACCCTTTTGCATGACAAGGTTATTCCATGTCTCGGCGTTACTCTGCTTGTTGGCGCGGTACTCGTCGTAGATATACAGCGTTTTGCGGGCGCTGTCGTAGTGCATTTTCGACCAATGGAACGGATCAGGATACCAGCCCCAATCTATGCCCATGTAGATATTGTCGAAAATAGACTTTTCCGCGTCGCTGATCTCGCGGATTTCCAGATTGTCAAAGACCTCGCCGCCTGTACCCACGGGAATACCTAAGTATTCGTGGGTGTACGCCCTCAGATTTGTTTCTTTCAGGGATTCGGCGTCGTCAAAGAACTGTTCCCCCAGCCATTCCGGGGGAACTTCGGTATAGCAGCTCTTGTGCCTCAGCGCAGCGCGGCGCGGCGTCAAAACATACTGATTCGCCCAATTTTGCCGGGATATGGGCGGGTTAAAGCTCTTGAATACGACGAACTTTGAGCCGCCACGCATGACAGATTGTTGAACGGATCGTATTTCTTCCTCACCGGCGAACTCGTCTAATTCTTCAAACCAAAGATATTTCAGGTAGCCGTGTGACACCTTGATAGACTTTAGTTTTTTGGCCTTATCCAAGCCACGGAAAAGAATAACCTGCCCTGTGGGGCGGTACGTCAGTTTATAGGGGCTTGTCGTAGCTTTCCACAAGTCATTGACGCCCAGCGCGTCAATGCCCCATAGCACCTGCTCAAAGACGGAAGTGCCGATTGTGGACGCCACCTTGCGGAAAACAATACCGTTGGCAAGCGGGTCTTGCATGATCCCAAGCGGGATTTCTACGCCGATAAAGGTTGATTTCGTAGAGCCGCGCCCGCCGAAAAGGTCATAGTAGGTATGCTTTCCGTCAACGATGTCCCAATGAACGGGGTAAAAGGACGGGGCGATAATGTCAGACAGCTTTGCACTACTGCCCGCGTTATTCATCTGCCTCGCCGTCCTTGCGCTCCAATTCCTTTATTGCCTCGCTAACGGCCAGCGGGTCAATCGCGTTTTCGGCGTCGCCGGTAGGCGCTGCCACGCGGGGAATATCGCAAATGATATTGATAGCCGGGGCTTTCTTGTCGTCCTGCGCTGCCTTGTCTGCATCCCAATTACGGAAATTGTTTTGCAGATTGAACTTTGCACCGTTCCAGCCGTCCTTGTCGTAAAGCCTCATTTCGGCGTAATTCTCGATTTTCAATTTTGCCTGTTGGACGATCTTCCTATATTCGCCCTTGCCCTCATAGTCCAGCAGGGATTGACGGGTTGCAAATCCAAGCGCCAGCGCAAGGCCCGTCACGGTCAGCGGCTTTACATCCACAAAGACCGGGCTACCGTACTTGTCAAACACGATTTGACTGTCAGCGTCCGTCAACGGATGCCCTTTGCAGTCCTCAAAATAGGCGTCGATAGCCTCCTGCATTGCCTCCGGGGTCTGATATTTCAGTTTTCGTCCTGCCATTTTGCCGCTTCACCACCTTTCGCACGGCATGAAAATAGCGCCCGTCAACTCTGACGCGCGCCCTTTTTGTGTAGCTCTGACGCCCCGCCGCGTTTTGCCGATCTCTCGGATCGGTGCCGCGCGGCGGGGGTATGGCCTTACTTCTTGCCGGTCTTTTTCCCGGCCTGTTTCTTCTCCCACTCCGCATAGAGGGCGGGGTTGGCTTTCTTCGCTTTCTCAAGACCGGCCTTGTCGCCGTTCTGCTGCATGATGCTCAGGCCGTACTTGAAATTGACCTTAGCCTCGGCCTCGTCGATCTTCGACATCTTCTTAGTCGCCATAGCCTTATACCTCCTGTTAGATTAAAGCGTTTTCTTGCTGACAATAAACACGTCAGCGGGGCCAGCTACAACGTAGTCACCACTGACAATGACGTTATAGCCCATCTTCATAGCGTACTGCATCTCGCCGCTATTGGTGCCGTATGTTCTGCCGCTGCCCATAGACCCTGCTTTAGACAGGGCGCTTTGCAGCCTCGGACTTGCACGGCGCATCATCGTTTGCAGCGTGGTAAGCTCAATAGCTCGCGCTTTCAACGGGTTAAGCATCATCTTTGTAATGACGCCGTGGCCCGTAGAGCTGTAGTTAGTAAAGCCCACCGCTGTACTCAGATTCGGGGAGAAGTAGTAGCCGTCACCCATGACACCGTTGCCGACGTGGTTAAACTTCTGATTCATAAAACGATTGATAGCGGCCTTGCCACTCCAACCGCGATAAACGACCTGCGCCCCGGTCTGCTGCGCCAGCGCGTTAAAATCGGAATCATCCAGCACGACAGGCTGACCGACAACACCCGTCCGCAAAAGCAGCCGGTTAAGCGGCAAGTCGTGGTATTCAAAGCCGTCCGCGTACTGCGGATCATCCAAGTCTACCTTACGATCCGTACCGGCAAGGAAATTCGCGGTCTTGTCGTCGTCCTGTCCCTGATACTTGATAATGTTCGGGTTGCCGTCGTCGTCCCAATCACCGCGCTTATTCGGATCGGTATTCGCGTCAAAGTCCAAACTCAAGCCGCCGCCCATGGCCTGTGCCAAGCCCTGCAAAGAGCCAAAGCCACCATAGCCGCCGCCAGCGGACAGGCCGCTTTTACTTCCTCGACCTCCCATTTTATCACCACCTTTTCACTCGGTCAAATGAAATGCAAAAAAGCCCGGACACGGCCTGACAATATCCGCATCCGGGCTTTCCCTTGTTCTGTTGTCGTGCGGGCTTAATAGCCGCGCTTCTTATCGTAGTAAGCCGTCAATTCCTCCACGGTCTTAAAGCCGTGCTTCTTCATGTCGGCCTCTGCGCTTTTCCTAAGCGCAGCGCGTTCCTTATCGGACAGCGCCAAGCTGCCGGACGGCTTTGCCGTCGCTTTCTTAGGGGTTTTCTTTGCGGGCATGACTTTATACCTCCTTTAGCCTAACTCGCGTTTCAGGATATTCCAGACGGCCACGGACAGCGGCTTTGCATTGCTACCGTTGGCCGCATAATCGGCAACACATTCCGCAAGGGTTTCCGACCTGTTCTTTGTCGCATAGCCGGACACGCCGCGTATCAAATCCGCGTTTGTCAGGCCCTTGCCTCCGGGCGTTTTCTTTGCCGCCCTGCAAGCCTCAGAAACGACCTTGCCCGACAGCTTGCTTTTGTTCCACGCTTGCGACGCCTCAAGGCGGGTGTAATACCCGTTGCCCTGACTAAGTATATACTTGTCGATCAAAGCGCGCTCCAAAATGTGACCGGCTTCGTGGGACGCGATATGATCCTTGTTTGTCCCTGCCGGGTGAAAGCCGCCATGTGTGCTTTTATCGTATGTATAGCTTAGATCGCCCTCGGTCTTTGCAAAGTAGTATTCTCCCAGCCGGATAACGCCGTTATAGGACGCGTTTGCCAAGACGCCGTGTTTAAGCGCCTCGCCGCGCAGCTCGTGGAAATTCGCTTGCGCTTGCGGGAACTCGGTCATAATCCGTTCAACCGCTGCCGCTGCGCCTCGCACGTTCTCAAAGGTTGCGCCGCTTAAAGACTGTTCATCAAGAACAACGCCCCACTGTCCGACGCCTTTCATGTACTCGGCCAGCTCGTGCAAGTCTTTTGTTTCCGCTGCACTCTGCGGCCCTATCGGGCCACCTGTCGGCCCGTTGGCCGGAAAGCCGCTTGCGCCGCCTCTGCCTCCCATTTTAGCACCTGCCTTTTCCTCGGTCAATCCTCACGCCATTTACTCTGAAATGCCCTGACGGATATAATTTCGTCGTCCTTGCAGCACTCCGGGACGCTGCCGTAAAGAACGATATACGACGGCCTCAGCCGCCGTTTCATTTCCTTATAGCCCGCTTCAAAGAGCTGTGCGGATCGTTTATTGCCCTGCGTTCCTACGCTGGACACGGCCACCATGCCACCCACCGGCTCCCCGTCAAAGCACCATTCAAAACTTGCTTCGTCACTCCATGAAATGGTAGGAATGACCTTAATGCCGTGTTCCTGCCAGTACGCGCCCAGCCAATGCTTGCGGTAATGGTTATAGACCTGTATAGCTTTCGGGAAGTCCGTATATGTGGAAAAGTCCGGCGTACACACCGCCTGAAACTGTGACAGCATCGGCAAGTATGTGTCCGGGTTTTTCCAAAGCCGCATGAATTGATAGTCGTCTATGAAAAAGTGAATCCCGTGCTTGTCCGGCTCGTCGCACCCTCTCGCAAAGTTAAAGCTGATCCAGTTATCGACCTTGAAAACCGCGCTTTTCAATACGGGTATGTCGTACTCGCCCACGCCGGGAAATATGCGCTTGTTCAAATTCTCATAGTTGCGTTGCTGCCTATAAACCTGCATCTCTGCCGCCTCCTGCATAGATGAAAATGGGGGCGCGGCGTTTCCCTCACCGCGTCCCCTGTGATACCATGCCCGACCGTCTAAGCTGTCCGCTTCTCTCGGACGTGTAAGAGCGGAGGCGTACCCTTACGCCCAAACGGTGCAATACCACGATTGTATTGTAACACACCTGTTCGGGACAAAGGGGGACACGTTTACACGTCGTCCCTGTCCGGGGCAAAGCTGACGGGCGCGCTGCCGTGTAAATGCCTATAGCAGCGTTTTTTGACGCCCTCCATCGTATTCCCGCCGCCTATGCGCTGTGCGACCTGCTCCCACGCAAGGCCATCCACAAAACGATAGTGAAACACCTGCCGGGTCAAGCTGTCCGGGATCGTACTGATCCAGCGTTCCAGCCGCGCGCGTTCATGGATGCACTGTATCTGCCGCGCCGCTATGATCGCCTGTAAGTCTACGATCTCAGCGGCCAGCCGTTCAACCTTGCTGTCGTTCCTGTTCGGGGCGTGGGGCATACCTGTCAAATTAGACGACGACGGCGCGCCCGCTGCCTGTTCCAATTCCTCAAGCCGTCGTTGATCGGCTTCGATCTCACGGGTCAGCCAGTATAATTGCGACAATTCCTTGACTGTCATTCTATAGCTCCTTTCGCGCGCGTGGGCGCGCCTGTGATATGGGGTAATGACCGCCGTTTTTCGATTGTCGCTTGTCGTGTTTCGTCTATCGGTTATCTATAGCGCCGCCCTCTCTCGGCCAGCTCCCGCCGCAATAGCAGGTAGTACGTGTCAGGGTCTACCCTGTGCGCCGTCACGTAGCAGCGCAAGGAATACAGGATATAGCACACAAGTTTTCTCATTGCCTACCGCCTTTCATAACCGGGACTTTTCCAAATGTCGCTGATCCTAACGCGCCGCCGCAAAGACGGGGAATGTACACCGGCCAGCGCCCGAACAATGATTATCAAAGCTCTTTTCAAGCTGCGCCCTCCTTTACTTCTTTGATCCTCACTTTCAAAGACTGCAATAGACTTTCCTGCACGTCGTCCTTGCTCTCAAGGCTCCGTATAACGTCCTCGTCGCGCCCGCCTTTCACAATCAGGTGATGCACAATAACGGGGTGTTCCTGCCCCTGCCGGTGCAATCTCTTGTTTGCCTGTTGATATTCTTCCAGATTCCAAGTCAGGCCGTACCAAATTATGTGATGCCCGCCCTCTTGCAGATTCAAGCCGTAGCCGCAAGACGCGGGGTGTATCAAAAGCAGGTCAATCTTGCCTGCGTTCCAATCGTCCTTATCCTGCGCGCCCGCGTACACACGCACACGCAAGCCCGTCTTTGCAAGAGCCTGTAACAGTCTTTCCTTGTCGTGGATAAAGCTGTAGCACACAAGGGCGTGTTGCCCGTTAAGCTGCTCCACGGCCTCTAAAAACGCCTCTATCTTGCAGTCATGCACGGGGACTACCTCGTGATTCTCGTCGTAAACAGCGCCGTTACAAAGCTGTAGCAGCTTACCAGACAGCGCCGCCGCCGTGTTCGCCGTGATTGTTTCCTCGTCAATCTGTAGGATCGCCTCACGTTCCAGCTTGCGGTATGCCCTCTGCGCTTTGTCATCCAGCACTACGGGAATATCCTCATACACCAGCTCCGGCAAATCCAGATAGTCAGACGCTTTCATGCTGATACAAATATCGGATATGAGCCGGTGTATTTCCTGCTCTGCGCCGTCTTTCGGGGCGTATGAAAAGATGGTCGTGCGGTTGCGCTTGTCCGGGTTGAAATACATATCCCGGTAAACGCTGATCGTGCGGCCCAACCGCTTACCGCCGTCCAGTAAATACACCTGCGACCACAAATCCATAAGGCCGTGCGGGTTAGGGGTGCCGGTCAGCTCGATAATACGATTGATCCGGGGGCGTACCGTGCGCAATGCCTTAAATCGTTTCGCCTGATGGTTTTTGAAACTGCTGCTTTCGTCCAACACGACGGTATCAAACGGCCAGTTGCGCCCGTAATACTCCACAAGCCACTGTGTATTTTCCCGGTTGATAACGTAGATGTCAGCCGCCGTCCCCAGCGCCGCCATACGCTGCGCCGCTGTCCCCAGCACTCCGACCACGCGCAAGCCCTGTAGGTGCTGCCACTTCTGCGCCTCGACCTGCCATGTGTCCTCTGCTACCTTTTTCGGGGCGATTATCAAGACCTTGTTGACGGCCCAACGGTTGTATTTCAGCTCCCGCAAAGCGGTCAAGGTGATAACTGTCTTGCCTAAGCCCATGTCAAGGAATAAGCCGATTGCGGGGTTGTCTATGATCTGCTGCGCCGCGTATTCCTGATAGGGATAGGGCTTGTACTCTCGCGGCCCTTTGCTGCGCGGATCGTTTGTCCACTCCTGTATTGCATTTTCAATACGGGATTGTGCTGCATTAAAATCCCACGTCTCATTAACAGCCATATACAAGCCTCCTGCAATCTTCCACTACTACGGCCACCTTTGCCGCATTGTCAACGGTGCTGTAGACCATAAAGCCCAGCCGCCGTAAAATCCCTTGCACATACTCCTGCCGGGGGCGTTCTTTCTTCCCCGGTTGCTTCGTCTCGACAAAGACAATATGCGCGCCCGGTAACAGAATGATCCTGTCCGGCACTCCCGTAAAACCGGGGGTCACGAACTTCAAACACAAGCCGCCCATGCTCTTTATGGGCTTTATGAGCTTGCTTTCGACCTCTTTTTCCAGCATGGTATCAGCCCTCGCGCGTATGCGTGTCTACTTTTCTTGACGCGCTGCGGCCCTGACAAAACGCCATCGCACCAAATTTGTCATAGACTTTCGGTACACGCTGCCCGTAATGATTGACTTCCGTTTCTTCGCTCTCACGGATGCGATAGCGCCGACCTCTACCGCCTAAACAGGGAATAGCCGTTACGGATTGCCCGGTTGCTCTCTCAGTCACGACATAATAGCCGTTTCCGTCTCGCTCCCATGAAAACTGTTGAAATGGATTCTCTCTGTTCATTTCCCTCTGTGCCTCCAAACTGAAAATGTCAACACTTTCGCGCGCGCGTATATGACATACACGCATTAGGCGTTTTAGGCGTGTATAAAACGCCCTAATCTCCCTAATTTATATACCCATAAGAAAAAATCTGTAACTTTGTTGACAAATGCCAAAAAGTCCAGTATTTATGCGGCTTTGCGGTGTCAACAAAGTCTGTTACACTTGCGTTACACTCGGATTTTTTGTTGACAAACCTTGTCAACAGATTTTTGAAGTGTAACATACTTTGTTGACGTTTTTCGGGGACTTTGTAGACAAACACTTTTGACTTGTTGACAAAACTTTTTGACTTACTCCTGTTCAACGTCAAAACCGCGCTGCGTTCCGTATGGGCCGCATCGGAACGGGCCTTTTGCGCGTGTCAGATTCGGGATTTTTGCCAAGACCGCGTTGATCTCGCGCGCGTCTGTCTGTTTGATGTCCTTTTGATTGCCGTTGTACAGCTCACACCAAATTTCGATTGCCGTGATCCTCTCGCGCTTGACTGTCTCGACCTCTCCGTGTGTAGCTTGCGCCCACCAATCGCGCCGCCGATCAATCGTCCACTTCTGCCAGTCAGCCGGGACTTCCTGCGCCACAAAGTCTATAATCATGCCCTCTTTCGGGCTTGCTTCGCGGTGCTGCTCCTGCATTTCCTGTGCCTGTTTCTCAATTTCACCGGTCAAATAAAGCTGCTCACCGGTCTGCCAGCGGGCTTTTGCTTCGGCCCAGAGCTGATTGATTACCTCGTCGGGAAGATTGTGCCACACGTCCTTTGTGGTAGGCTGCACACCCACGTCCACCGGCCAAAAACGCCGGTTGCCGGTCATGTCCTGCAAAAAATCCATCTGGTTACACGTCCCAAAGAACGCACAGCAGCGGGGCAGCTCTTTCACGTTGCGACCATAGGCCGCGCGGTATCGGTCAGCTCGGAGGGAAAGAAACTGTTTGATGCGGGCAACGTCTGTCCGTCTGAAAGCGTCCAGCTCGGCCACTTCGACCAGCCACACGCCCTGCAACAGCTCAGATGCCTCCTTGCCCTCAAACGTGCGTATGCTGTCGTTAAACCAGCCGCGTGACATCTTATCCAGCAGCGTACTCTTTCCCAAGCCCTGCCGCCCGCAAAGGATCAGCATATTGTCATACTTGCATCCCGGCTCCATAGCGCGGGCGATTGCTGCCGTAAAGGACTTCCGGCACACAGCGCGGTTGTATTCGTTGTCCTCGGCTCCCAAGTAGTCTATAAAGACCGTATCAAGCCGGGGTATTCCGTCCCACATAAGACCCTCTATGTAGTCCTGCACGTCGTTGAAAGCGTGGGTTGAAGCGTGAATATCAAGGGCCGCGTCAATGTTCCCGCGCTTCGTGATGTCGTACCGTTTTTCCAGATACCAATACAGGCCGTTGCTGTCGGTATCGCTCCACAAGCGCCGCTTTCCGTCAGCCTCCCACGGTAAAGGCCCTAAGACCTCGCCGCGCCCCGCAAACTTATTCAGGGCAAAGCGGCCTTTCAGCAGGGGATCGTTGTCAAGGATTATGCGGATGTTGTCAATCGTCTGCTTGATTGCGCCTTGCTGCGTGGTCTGCAAGTTTATCATCCAGGCATTAGGATCACCGTCACCGGCTCCCGCGTTCCCGTTCTGTGTAGCGTCTCCCGCCGCCGCGCCGGTGCCGTCGCCCTCTCCCATAAGTCCGGCGAACTCACTTTGACCCGCCTCGTACCGTTCTCGGATCATAAGCGTTGATACTTCGGTGTCTGCTGCGGCGAACTCCAAGAACGCTTTGTAAGACGGCAAACGGTTGATAGGCGTATCAAGCGCAGCGTTGGCGTCAAGGTAGCCGTACTTATGCAGACGCACCATGTCGGCTGCATTTACCAGCCGCCCGCCGCAAGGGTCTGTCGCGTGATGGGAATACAGGAACTTACCGTTGTCATAGATGATCGCGCCGCCTGTCGTGCTGCCGTTGAGATAGGTGTACCTGTTCGGGTCATTATCCACCGGCTCATAGATGCCCGGTAGGAACTCAGCCATAGCACGGAAGATGTCATAGACGCGGCAAAACGCGCCGATGATACCGGGCTTGCTCTCAGGATCACCCTGCCGCACGGCCAGCTTTTGATAGTTGTTTGCGCCGGGGACTTGAGGGCGCTGCGACCAATCCCGCCAGTCAACGTAGCTTTTCAACACAGTGTCTACGCTCAGGAACGGGGCGTCTTTGTACCTGAAAATGTACTCGCCGTCTGCGCTGCATGACGGCCAGTACATAAGACGGCTCGCCTCAAACGTGGTAGGATCGGCCATCGTAATACCGATGTCAGCGGCCAGACGGCGGCTAACAGCGTCGTACTCGTCAACGGTCATTGTCCTATCCGTCACTACCACGATACGCAAGCGCGGCATTTCGGGACGATGCTTGCGTGTGCTGTAGACGCAGTACCCGTAGCCCTGCGCTTCCAGTGTCGCAAGCACGTTTTCGGTGCCAAACGGCGGGATGGTATCAAAGTCCAGCGTCACAACGCAGCGGTCAAGCACATTGTCAGCTTTGCGCCGGGGGCCGTTCAATCTGCCGCCCACAAAGCCGCCTATGTCTTTCTTTGCGTCTTGATCTGCCTTTGACAAGGAAAGATACTCGGCAAGACTTTCCGTACCTCTCAAGGGCGTTTCCAGCCGCGTATAAAGCTCCGATACCGTCAGGGTCAGGGGGTTCCAAGTAGTAGCCTTTCGACTGTTGCCGACCACGACATTTAATTGTTTATCATTTTGCAATGCTTTCATATTAGCCTCCCCCCCCCTCGCTACAGCCAGCAGGGGCGGTCAATTTCTTTTGACTATACTCTGATTATAAGTCAAAAGTATTTAGCTGTCAATAAGGTTGTCAAGCGTTTTTGACTGCCTTTATCAACAGCTAAATACTGTCGGGGCCTCCATCAACGGAACGTGCGCCCGGATTTCTTATCTTTCAGCTCGATACGGTTAAGCAGCTCAAAGCCGGATTCCCGAATGATGAACTTTAGGATAGATACCACATAAGCGGCTTTCTTCTCGGTTTTCTCGTCGTCCACGATTGATTTCAGCGCGGCGTATGCTGTCGGGTCAACGTAGCCCTCGGCGTTTCTTCTCAGATCGTCATTACCGGCCATATCAAAAACTCTTTCCGTGTTTGTAAGGCCGTGTAACGTTATACGCCATCTTCTCCCGGATCACGGCCTCAAGGTCGATTCCCATATAGCCGCACAAGTCCGCAATCCTGATTACGGCGTCAGCCAGCTCCGTAGCATAGCCCTCCGGCTTTTTGCTTTTGGCCTTGCAAAAGATTTCCGGGGTGTCAGGATTCCACACGCGGCTACCACAATGCGCGCTGCCGTCGTCCTCACAGCAGACGCCACCGGCATTGCAGGGATAGTAAACGGCGGGTCTGTCGGCTCTGACTTCCTCAAGCGCCTCGGAAAGTTCCGAATGGATCAAGGCGACAGACGTACCGAACTCCGGGGGGTTGTCCCAAAAACCGTGATTGACGGCGTTTTGATGGGCCTCCTGTACCAACCGGGAAATAGTCAACGTCGGCTCTCCCGGCATAGGGATTGCTCTGTCGTCTATGTACTCGTTGGCAAAGACCTTACGGCAATCGTTGTGGAAATACTCGACCATCTCAGGGACGTTCTCATTTACAGCGTCAAACCTGATACCACGATCATTGCACCACACCAGCGCGTCATGCAGGTATTCGCCGCTTCTATTCGTCCACAGAATCAGTTTTGCGCCGTACATCTGTTGATCCAGCACATAGTCAATCACGGCTTGTCGCGGCGCGCCGATCTCCGGCCACGCGTTTTCACACAAAGTACCGTCAAAGTCAACGGCAATGATCTTACTGCTCATGTTTTGCCTCAAACTCCTTTTCCCACGCCTCCACGTCCACGCCGACATCCCTGTTCAACAGATACCGGCATAACCACGTGTTGGTGTTGTCGTCAAGTTGGTAGTATTCTCTCATTTCTTCATGGATCACGGCAAAGCGGTCAAAGAAACGCTTGAGACGCTTCGCACCAAAGCCAAACTCTTTATGCAGCGTCCATAAAACCGCCGCGTCCATGTCCAGCCAGTACCGCTTGTCGCTTTCCAATATCTGCGCATTGATCTCTTTGCGCATAGCCTTTTCCTGCGGCGGGGTCAGGGAAAAGGCGTTTTGCTCTTTTTGGCGCTCCCGCCTCAGCCTTGTACCCTTTCCCATTTTCAAAGACCCGCGAACTCACCGGGGCCGGGACGGGTCAGCTTTGCGGCACACTTCGGGCAGTAGTTATACCAATCGCCGCCCTGCAAAATGGACTTCCAGCCGTTGGCTTTCATGCTGTCAAGCGCATCTTGAAACTCACTGGAAACGCCGTCAAGCTCTCTGCCGCACCCGTCGCAGGTGGTATAAAAATCACCGTACAGTTTTTCGATCATGCTTGCCGCCTTTCTTGATGTCCTGAATTTTCAGTCGTACCCAGCCCTTAACAATGTACCAAAGCTGTTCTATATAGCGGACTTTCCGATAGCTCATAGGTGATCCTCTTTTGCTTACCCGTAGGATCAGCCCATCACAGGAATGTTTCTCAGCGCTTCGCATTTCGGGCAAACCTGCCGCCCCTCCGGGATCACGTCGCCGCAAATGACACACTGATTTTCTTTGATGAAATTCGGCGGCTCGATCTCCCGCCGTGTAGCTATCTCGCCCGCGCAAGCCGCATACCCGGCCAGATCAACAAAGCTGTCGGCCTTATCGCCCCGCGCGATCCGGGCTACTTTTAAGCAGCCCAGCATAACGGCAACGTCTTTCGGGGTGATGCCGTTAATCGGCATTACCTTTGCATACTCAGGATGCGCCGCCCTCAGATAGACGCCCCATAATAGGCCGGTAGTCTCAAAGCTATCTTCCGGCGATCCGTAATCCTGCTCACGCTCGCCGGTGACGCACACCCGCGCCTGTTCCAGTATTTCAGCTCTTTTCACGATCTTCTGTCCTTTCTTTGAAATAGGTGTCGGCCAGCTTGCGGAGATACCGTTTCAGCCGTTCCGATTCGTTCCGGGTGATGGCTTCCAACTCGTACCGGGTAACGGGGACAGCCACAAGCTGATTGTGTCGGCTTACGATGTCCCCGATCTCGTTCTGACATCTCCGTTTATCGCTGTACGCGACAGAGTATTGCTGCCCGTCTTTCATACGGATGCACATACGATAGGGGTATTTGTTCGCATTGTTTTCGGGATTAGGCTCACAGCGAATGTGGGCGATCTCCGAAATGTCGATAAAATAGGATTCCGAAATTGCGTACAGCATACGGGGCCTCCCTCAGTTATCCACGTAGAGGATGATGCACGGTTTCCAGTAGGGGGCGTATTCCTCAAAGCGGCGCTGCGTATAGTCGTCCCACTCATTATCAGTCCCGTCCCAATCGTGGTATTCGTGGTCGTACAGATAATCGTCAAGCGCCTCTTGAAACTCGTCCCTATCGGTGTAAACGCGTTCGTCGTTGACTTCCTGCATACAGTCAAGGAACTCTCCAAGTGCTGCGCTGCAACTGCTACAGCTCATATAGCAGTAATCACCGCTGTTGCAGTCCGTACCGGCAAACACCAGCAGCGGGACGCCGGGATTGTCGATAACAAGCTGCCTCAGCTCGTCGGTGGCCGTCAAAAGGCTCGTAGGCCGTCTCTCACGTTCCAACATGGCAGCACCCTCCTACAGCCACACAGTAACCAACAGCAGCACAAAAAGCGCAACAGCGGTCACAGCGTACACGATTTTGTTTCTGTGATCTTTCTCTCCAATACAGGCCAGCAGAAACAAGATGCCAAACAGGATCAGCAGCACGGGGACGATAACGGTTTTAAGCATTGTCGTTTACCTCGCTCTCCGGGTAGATGTCGTCGAACAGCACCGGGACTTTCTCACGCACAGCGTCCAGCAGTTGTGTAGCTACCTCCCGCATCTGCGGGTGCGCAGCGGGCGAACAACGGAGCTTGAAGAAGTGACGCCACTCCCGAATATCGGCGGTCATACAAACCTCCGTTTTCAGGCTATTCGGAAGAACAGCGCGGGCCTCCTGCGGGGTCAAACCGATGTTTAACAGGTCGAAATACGCCTTTTCTGTGGCCTCACACGCTGCATACCACGTGTTGTATGCCGCCGTACCCTTGGACAGATAACAAGGCTCTATGACCGTGATTTCCCCGCCAAACTGCCCCTTGCTGTAGTTGCAGTAGCGGGTGCTTTCCTGACAATATGCGGCCAGCCGATGCCGGACAATCTCATGCGATACGCCCCGGTCACAGATGAACTTGACCGTAAAGCTGCAATGCTCAAGCACCGCCTCATGTCCGCGCTTGATGATGCCACGGCAAAACGCCTCAGCGCTGCCGTCCATGATCTTACCCTCGGACTTGTAGCACACTCGCCCGCACTGTTCGATGCGGGACAAGATCACGCTGCCGTCCACAGGGGTAATGAACTCTACAGAGGGCTTAATGACTTTCACTGTTCTACCTCCCTCGGCGCAGTCTGCTTGGGGGCTTTTCTGCGGAACACATTGAACAGCCGCCCTAACACACTGCGGTTGCGCGCGTCGTTTGCCGTCCGATAGAAAGCCTTGCGGCTCGACGCATTGAACGCGCCGCGCTTGAACTGTTCGGATCGGTGACTTCTCTTTCTGTGATTCATTGCGCTACTCATGGTCTTATCCTCCGTTTCTTTTATGCTTTGGATTCGGCTGCATAGCCGTGTACTTCCTGTACCAACGCGTCAAGATAGTCTTTATCAGCATCAGACCTCAGATCGGTCTTGTCGGGTAACACGGGGTCGGTGTCGTCCTGCCGCCAGTCATACATTTCACGGTTTTCAACGTCAATCGGCGTCATATCTTCGCGGGTGTCGTCGTTTTGGCAAAGCCAGCCCCGGAAGTCTGCGGCGCTATGGGAATAGCCGTAAAGGGCGAAAATGCCGGTCAGGACGTAAAAGCCGGGGGTATAGAGAATATAAAGGCCGATGTCGATAACGGCCAGCATGACGGCCAGCAGCACCGTCACAAGTGTAGATTTTGCTTTATTCATGTCGGATTCCCTTTCTCAGTCTTTCTTAAAGAACTGTCCTACCCAGCCGTCCGCACCCAGCGGTAGGCCCTGCGCCCACGGGATGGGGGTTGTCATTATGTCCTTGACCTTTGCCAGCATGGTCTTATCGTCGGCAAAGGGTTTCATGTCAATCACTACTTCATCGTGGACATGAAACACGATGGGAAAGCCCGCTGCCTCCAAATGCTCAATAGCCTCAGCCAAACAATCACGGGCTATGGCCTGTACACAATTTTCGGTCAGCTTGCCGCCGTAGGTTTCTATCGGTTTCCACTTCTTTGTAGTCTGATCTACGCCGTAGTAACTGATAGACGGAGCGCCCCAGCGGTTTTCTGTGATCTGCGGCTTGATGTAATAGAGCTTTCTGCCTGACGGTAGCCGGATCGTCATTACCGGCGTTCCCTGCATGATGTCATACTCACGGGCAATCGTCAGGCAACGGACTTTCCGTTCACCGCCATAAGAAATCACGTCAAGCGCTGCGTTCTCCACGTCGTACCACAGGCTCACGGTATGGGGATTTGCATTGCGCCAGTCGTTCACAAGGCCCTGCACTTCGTCGTCTGATGCGTCGTCCAGCAGGTGGCCGGTGTCCATACGCCGCATAGCTCCTACGCCGCCCTGATAGCCACAGGCCAGCACAGCGACCTTGCCGCGCTGTCTCAGATGGCCGTTTTCGCCGCCCTTGACAACCGGGACTTTGAACATCTGACTTGCCGTTTCGCAGTAAATGTCCTTGCCCGCCCGGAAAGCGTCAAGCACCCACTGTTCCCCGGACAGCCACGCGATAACGCGGGCTTCGATTGCGGAAAAGTCCGCGTCGATAAGCACATTCCCCGGTGTAGCGACAAACGCCGTCCGAATAAGCTGCGACAGGGTATCAGAGACGTTCCCGTAGACAAAACGCAGGTGATCCTTTGACCGGCGCTTGACGTAGCCGCGCGCCAAGTCCAAATGATCTATATACGTCCGGGGAAGATTCTGCACCTGTACCAAGCGGCCCGCCCAGCGACCCGTGCGGTTGGCACCGTAGAACTGTAGCAGCCCTCGTACCCGGCCATCCGTGCATACGCACGTTTCGATAGCGTCATACTTTTTCGTGCTTGTCTTTCCCAGCTCTTGCCGGATTTCAAGCATCCGTTGGACTTCCTCGCTATGACCGCCCTGCGCCAGCAGGTCACTCACAGTCTCTTTTTTCAGGTTTTCAACGGAAACGCTGTCGTCCGTCTCGGTATTCAGCCAGCCCACAAGCTGCTTGACACTGTTCGGGTTGTCCAGCCCGGAAATGCGGATCGCCTCATTCGTCAGCTCATTGGTGACTACCTCACCCACGGTCAACGCCCCGCGCGTGAACTCCATATCCACGGCGACGCCGCGCGCGTTGATCCTCAGATCTGTCTCCCACTGTTTCTGCACGAAATCAGGGACAGGGAAAGCCGCCAGCCGCTTTACAATCTCCATTTCGGTCACAACGTCCTGCGCGTTGTATTCCTTGAATAGACGCCATTTGTCGGGGTCGTGGTGTGGGTAATTCCGTGTCCGCTGCCCGTTGGCCTTTGTCGCTTTGCAGGGGACGCAGAAATAACGAATCAGCGCCTTGCCGGTGTTCAACTTCTGCTTGTCCTCCGGCAAGCCCAGCGCGCGGCCAGTAGCCGCAAGGCCAGCCGTATAACCGGCGTACAACCCTTGTAGCATCGTGTCTCGCCACTGTTCCGGGATCATAGGCCCGTAAACCTTGCTCAGACAGCCCCATTCAAACGCGGCATTGTAGGCATACTTGATGTATTCCGGGTCGTGGAGGGCCTTTACAAGCCACTCAGGGACAGCCTCGCCGCTTGCTACGTCAATGACCTGCACAGGGCCACCGTCAACAGCATAGGCGAACAGCAGGATTTCAAAGGCGGGACTATCGACGTACCGAAACGCACCTGCTTTGGTAATGTCGATGTCGGAAAAAGTCTCAAGGTCAATACTTAATTTGTGCATACGCTTTGCCTCCAAATGAAACGCGGACAGGCGGTTAAAGGGAAAGCCCGCCCGCGCTTTAGATTACAGGTAGGGCAAACTCTCTTTGATGTCCTGCGGTATGTTGCCCTCCCACACAAAGGAATTTTTCAAGACATACTCGTTGTAGCTTGCAGCGGTCTTGTTTGCCCGCATACGGGCTTGCTCAGCCCATGTCTGCTTTTCTTCGTTGTCGCTGTCCCGGTATTGCTTGTAAGTCATTGCGTCGCTCGTGTAGCTTGCGATCATAGCCCGGCAAGCGTCCTCCACTTTGCGCCGCGTCTCATAGCGGGTCGCGTCGTCGGCTTTCTGAACGTGGTAGTCCCATTCATTGACAACGGCACGGCCCCACGGGGTTACGCACCCGGACAGCAGGGTTGCAATCACGGCCAAAAGCAGCAGAATTGCGATAAACCACAAGACTTTTCGCGTGTTCGGCGCTTTCATCCTGCTACCTCGTAGCTGACAACCGGGTTGTCAACGATGAACGGAATGTCAGAGTACAGATATTCGCCACTCCATTCAATGTATTTACCGTCCGGCGTGAAGAAGAAAATGCCGTTATCGTTTTCGCCGTATGTACCATCGACATCTGCAAGCCATGAGTTTTTATAGGTTGTGTGACCGTCACCGGTGCTGCTCGCCCCGCCGTTCATCTCGTAATACTCGCTGTCGGGGGTCAAATAGCTGTTGAGGCTTGATACTTTACCATCTACTACGAAAGAGCCGACAACAGCGTTTCCGCTGAAAAGAACGATGTACCCTAACGGCTTTTCGATCTCGCAGACAAGCGTGTTTGCTTTCTCACGCTGCCCGTTGACCCAATACGCGCGTCGGATCAGGTTATAGCGTTCAAGGGAATAATTAAGGTCTGTCGGGGTGGGCTGGTTTCCCTGAATGGTGTTTGCGGCCTCTACGGTGTTCCTCACGTCCTGCACGGTGCCGGACGGGGTATAGCTCAGGTCGCACCCTGACAGACAGAGGATCAGGGAAAAAGCCATCGTCAGGGTCAGCAAAAGGGCAAGAATCTTTTTCATGTCAAAGCTCCTTTCAGAAATTCGGATCAGAAAACAGGGACATAAGATTGTCTGTATCAACGCCGCGCTCCGTCAGCTCGGCAAGGATAGACTGGAAAAGAGGCGTCCCACGCACATACTCAACAAGCGCCTCTGCGCTCATGCTCGTCACGTTCTTTATGGACTGCTTCTTATTGTCAGCCTTAAACGGCGTCCACACCGCATCAGAGAAAGCGGCTTTCTCAATGTCGGAAATCAGGATCGACATTGTTCTTGACGGCTTGGTAACAAGCATCCTCGCGGTGTTGATAAGATGCGCCGTCGTCATATCAGCCAGCGTCAAGACCTCGCCGCAAGCGGTAATCCAAACGCCGGGAACATCAAATCGGGTTTTCATGGTAAGCCTCCTATTCTTTTGGTATTAAGGCGGGCAGCGCCTTTCTCTTGTGTAGCGCCGCCCGCCCGGTTGATTACATCGGCAAGCCGGTGATGGGGTTGATCTGCGGCTGCGCGTCCTGCGGCGCAAACTGCGCAAACTCTTTGGACGTGGGCTTGACAGCACCGCCCAGCGATTCACCGTCACGCGTCCGCATCACACCGTCCAGACTGCACCCGATCCCTTTCTTACCGGCGTTGTAGTAGCCGAAAAAGTGAATGGTGCAACGGGCATACATACCGCTGTACGCGTCCTGCGGGGCAAGCTCGACGTTGGGGTTGCTGATGTCGCACACCCACGGCTTGCCGTCCTGCGCACGGCGGGAGGCGGTCAGCACCCACATACCCTTGCACTCGTCGCCGTAGGGCGTACCGTCCTGACGCGTACCGTCGCCGTCGTGGATGGGGGTGGGGATGATCGGAGGCCGGACGCCGTTCCACGTCTTACCGGCGACAGCGGCATTGATCGCGGCATTGATCGCGTTGTCAATGTCCTGCTTGGTCGCGGTGTCGTTCTTGGGAATCAGCAGGGTCACAGAATACTTGGGGTCTGCGTTGGGCTGCTGCGGGTTGACGTAGGGCGCGGCCAGATGGACGTAGGAAAGACGGACTTCGCCAGTCAGGGACTTGTTTGCCTGATTCATATACATGGTGGTATTCTCCTTTTCGTGTTAGATTTTGTCGTTTTCGGGTAAGGGATATTTCTCACAAAATGCGGTGATCTCGGCCAAATGCCGGTCAAGCATCTCCCGCAATTCGCTCAGGGTTTCAACCGTGTACTGCTCACGGCCTTTCAGGGAGTAGTCGAACACGCGGTCAAGGACTTTCTTCGTCCTGTTCACACGGAGCGCAATACCCGCGCCTACGCGCTCCTTTTCGTCCGTAGCGTCCTGCTCAATACGCTCCACCATCTTCTCAAGCAGATCGTATAAGAGGCTGGACGTGTCAACCTTGTCTACCTTGCGGGGGGGGGTGTTCGGAATCGGGAAATCAAACATTGTTTTTGCCTCCTTATGTTTCAGCCTCTTTCGGCCAGATAGATTTGATAGACCAATTCGGCCCGTTCATGGTCTTTGGCTGCTTGCTTTTGCGCCCATCTGTGGCGGGCCTCCGCGTTTTTCACGCGGCGCAGATTATCGGCGTTCCACTTCTTGCGGTGTTCTTTCTCGGCTTGTTTATGGCCTTTGTCCCACGTTGCGGGGAACGTGGCCGGGTTAGGGTCAAGATAGTCATGCTCATAATCGGCTTGTCGGGCGCGCCACTCTTTTTCTGCGGCGCTGATCTTCTCCGCGTTCTGCGCGTCAACGATCTTTACCATGTCCGGCAATTCCCGGTCAAAGAACTCGATTGCCTCCTGATTTTCCGTGTACCACTCAAACCGAAACAGCCACTTGAAGATTTTGCAAAGTGTAGCTTTCGGAACCGCCAGCCAAAAGGCCGGGTAGACAAGACGGTAAGTACAGCTATAGGCACGGATCGTAATAACCTGCTCCATAGGACGCCTCCTAAAGATTTTTATACAGGTCGTCGTAGCCCTCTTGCACAAGAGCTTTAAGCCTTGTCCGATCCAAACGCGGTGCCTTGAGCAATAAAAGAATCCGTTGAAACTGATCCTTAGCGTCGTGACACATTCGGTAATAGCCGTCTGCGGCCATTTCTTCCTCCCTCACACTTCTCAGGTGATCGGCTATGCTCTCATTCATCTCGGAAATGAAGTCAAGGAAGAAACGGGCTGCGTCGTCGCCTAACCTCTCACGCATCAAACGCTCAAGGAAAGTCTGCTTGTCCGTAAGGACTACCTCTGTGCTACCGTCATTCAGATAGACCGTCTCAGCCATCGGTTACACCCGCAAACTCGCCGGGGCCGGTGGGAGAATAGGGATCGCGCTTGTCGTCCTGCGTTACCAACGTCGGCTTGCCGCGCGGCCACGTAATGTTGTCGGCCATGATCTCAGCGAAACGCTTTTTGCCGGTCAACTTCTCAAGCTGCGCAAGGGTCAGCGGCTTGCGCTCATAAAGCACAGCGTCGTCGTAGCCCTCGCCGCGCATGATCTCAAGCGCCTTGTCCGCGTCCTTGAACGCCCGGACTTGTCTGCCCTCGACCACCTTATAGCCGGGGATGATACGGCCAGCAAGGATAGCGTCGCGGGCGTAGTCCTGCAAATCTGTGTACCACGCTACGATACCCTCAGCTTTCCGCAACAGCTCTCCGATCTCCGCGTCCGTCAAGATTTGGGGAACATCTGCGCCGTACTCTGCGGCTTGCTCTGCTGCGGTCATTTCAGCCTCAGTCATACGGCCCTCAATGTCCGCACCCACAAACTGCGAAAATCCGGCGTAGTATTCAGCGCGGGCGCGGCACTCGGCTTTGCCTTTGCAAAACCGGCACCAATCACCGGCGCAGAACTCGCCCGTACCCAAAAAGGCGGCTTGTGCTTTCGGCTTGACCGTTTCGCCCCATGCCCTCAGCTCATCCACGGTAAGGTATTCCTCCGTCACGTCCTCGGTGATACGGGGCTGCACAATCGCCGTGCATACGCGCTGGATCGTGTCGCCAAAAATCGGGTAGAGCTGTTTCAAAGCGCCCAGCGCGTAAAGCCGCATCTGCCCGTTTTCGACGGACGAAACAGGGACGCCCTTGCCGTGCTTGTAGTCAGTGATCCTCAGAACGTCGTCACAGACCATAGCGCAGTCACACGTACCAAAGCCCTCCGGGATGTAGTCGGACAGGTCAACGCGGATTTCAAAGAACACACGGGGCGCGGCCTTAGAGGACATAGCTTTTTCCGTAAGGAAATTAACGTAGACCTCGGCGGTCTTAATCATCTCGTCCTGCCACAGCTCGTTTTCTTTCAGCTTTTTCAGCTCGGAATTAAACTTGCGCGTAGACATGGGCGTGAACTTTTTGCGCCCGTACAGCTCACAGACCGCGTGTGCAAGCGTACCCTCGGCGGCGTAGACCGTCGTTTCCCCATCCGGGAACTGTTCTTCATAGCGCGGGGCGGCGGTACAATGCGACCATCTTTCAAAACCTGACGCGGTAACTACCGCATGATCTTTCGGTGTCGCCATCGGTAGATACCTCCCGTCAGATTTTCGCGCCCAGCCCTCTAAGTCCAGCCGCTACGTCCGCATACTGCTCAGGCTTGAGCTGCGTTACGGCCTGTACGCCGTAGCCTTTCAGCAGCTCCATAAGCTGATTCATTTTCCCCAGCTCCAAGAGCTGCGACCCGGCAGCGGTGATGTCGTCAAAGGTGTAAACCTTTGCGGGGGTAGTGGCCGGTGCCTCAGCAGGGGCAGGGGTAGGGGCTGCTACAGTAGGGGCAGCAGGGGCCGCGTTCTGGACGGCGGGCGTAACAGGGGCGGTGGTAGGGTTTGCGTCCACAACGGGCGCTGCGGGCGTCGTAGTGGCCTGCACAGGCTTTTCCGGCGCGGGGTGGGTGGCAGCTTCCGGCGTGGTGGAAACAGCCAAAGGACGGGTTTTCAGCGCGTCCGCAAGGTTATTGAGCGCCGCTGCAAGTTCAGGGGCTTCAATGCGGTGGGTAATCGTGAAATCTGCCATAGTTATTGCCTCCTATCAGATTTAAGTTTTTATGGATGCTTTGCGGGTTTGATTCTGTTGCCATTGCTCAAAGCGTTCACGGTTTGCCGGATCATCGAAAAACCGTTGAACTGCTCCTAAGAACGTGGCGCAAAGATTATGTCTGTCCGCGTCGCCTATCTGTGATAGGTCGAAACGGGATTTACCCGCCGCGTCCATCAGCCCTGCGCCGCCTCTCTCAGCGCGGCTTGCTTCACTTCCAGACGGGACAGAGCATCAAGGATGTTCTGCTTCGTCTTTTCCGTTCCACGCCGGTTGTTCAAGACCTCAGAAACGTATGCGGCAGAGTACCCGCTTTCCTTTGCCAGCATTTGCCCGGTGATCTTGGCAATGTGCATACGCCCTACGGCATCGGCAGTCCAATTTTCCGACACGTCGTTTCGCCTCCTTTCGTCGAAAGTCAAAAATTTTTGTCTTAACAGTTGAAAGTCTTTGACTTTTGTGCTACAATCAATAAAGCCAGTATCATAACACATCCAGCGGCCCCGCTTCATCTTCCACAACGCAGCGGGAAAGCCGTTTTTGTCAAAGCCGTTTGACTGCTACGCACACATAATAGCCGAAAACTTTTGACTTGTCAATACCTTTTGACTGGATTTTGTGAAATATTTTTGACTGGCGGGAAAGAGGATCACAATGACCTTTTGGGAACGCTACGAAAAATTATGCCTTGCAAACGGGTACAAGCCGGGATCAGAACAGGCCGCGCAAGCATTAGGCACGAACAGGGGTACAATCTCCGCGTGGAAAACTTCGGGCAAGCCGCCAAAGACAGAGTACCTTGCAGAGATAGCAGACGTGTACGGCGTCTCTACGGATTACCTTTTAGGGCGCACGGACGATCCTACCGATTACACCAACCCTGATTTACTCGCGGAACTTGCGGGGCAGCAGCTTGACGAACTCGGCGGGGACGTGAAAAAAGCGGTGGCCCTGCAACGGGCAACCGCTGATGATGTGCGGCGCGAAGCTACACCGATGGGCGTCACGCTTTACGCACAGTTGGATGAAGTTGATAGAGGAAAAGCAGAGGGATTCATGCAGGGCCTATTGGCCCAGGACAAATACACCACCCAGCTTAACAGCAGGAAAAAACACGCGTGATCCGGGTAGACGATAAAACGGTCATTCTCGCCTCTACGCGGGGCAACACGGTCTTTTTCGTGAGGAAACAGGTATGAACATAGATATAAAATACAACGGCCTAAACGCCTCAAAACGCGGTCAGGAAGAACTTGCCGTCATATACGCCCGCTATTCCTCTCACAAGCAGGGTGAACAGTCCATCGAGGGGCAACTTACCGCCGCGTATGCCTATGCAGAGGCGCGGGGGTACAAGGTCATTCACGAATACATTGACCGCGCTATGACCGGCAGAAACGACAACCGGGACGAATTTCAAGAAATGCTCTCGGATTGCGCTAAAAAACAATTTTCGGTTATCATCGTATGGAAAGTAGATCGCTTCGGACGCAACCGGGAGGAAATCACTTTTAACAAGTATCGCGCCAAGAAACACGGCGTCCGGGTAGAATATGTCGCAGAGAACATGGGCGACGGCCCGGAAAGCGTCATTTTGGAAAGCGTCTTAGAGGGCATGGCCGAATACTACAGCTTGCAGCTCTCACAGAATATCCGGCGTGGTAATCGGGAGAACGCCAAGAAATGCCGGTTTACAGGCGGGCGTGTACCTCTCGGCTACCATCTTGACAAGGATCATTGCTTTGTCATTGATCCAGATACCGCCCCGCTTGTCCGGCGTATTTACGCTATGTATGCGGAGGGACAAACAATCACGGAAATCATAGGCCAGTTGAACGCGGAGGGCCTACGCACCGGGCAAGGCAATCCGTACACAAAGAACAGTCTGCGTACTGTCTTGACGAATGAAAAGTATATCGGCGTTTACGTTTTCAAACCCGGCACAGAGGACGAAATACGCATTGAGGACGGCGTACCAGCCATAGTGGACAAAGATACCTATTACAAGGTGCAAAAGCTCCTGTCGGTCAATCAGCGCGCTCCTGCGGCCAAATGGAGCCGGGCAGACTACTTGCTTACCAACAAACTTTTCTGCGGCACCTGCGGCGCTCAAATGGTCGGAGAAAGCGGCACCAGCAAGACCGGGGCAAAATACAACTACTACCTGTGCATCAATCACAAGCGCGGGAACACTTGCGCCCGTAAAGCGATCCGACAAGACTTGATAGAGCCGTATGTACTGGAAAAGGCCCAGCAGCTTATTATGGACGATGAAGTAATATCTTACATCGTTGAAAACGTGTGGGCGTATTATCTCGCTCAGGATCAGCAGCGGGATAAGATCAATGCAATTCAAGCCCAGCTCAAAGAAGTAGAGAACGCCATAAACAATCTTATGCGGGCAATAGAGGCCGGTCTACCTCTTACTGAAATGACAAAAAACCGCCTGTCAGAGCTGGACGGCCAGCGGACGGCGCTCAATGCAGCACTCGCCCAAACCCAGCTTGACGGCGGTTTCAGACTTCAAAAAGAGCATATTCAGTTTTTCCTTGAGCAATTCCGGGAGCTGGACTATACAGATCGGCAATGTCAGCAACGGCTTATTGACGTGTTTGTGAACTCAATCTATGTTAAAGACGATGAATTGATTATAAATTTCAATTTCAGCGGGGGAAATGCTACCGTTTCCTTTACTGATTTCAAAGCTGCGGACGACGCCGGGGTGTTCGGATGCCGCGCGCTCGCGTCCACCATAACGCGCGCATACGAACTCGTTTTTTACGAGAACGTGTTTGCGCTCATTACGAAAATGCCGGAACGGTGAAAACCGATCCGGCATTTTTACTTGACCGCAACCTTTCAAGTACCTTTCAAGACCTTTCAAGTAAATGGGCTATTTTTGAAAGCTAAGTTAGATTTATTTTAATTAACCTATCAAAAACCGCCCTTAATTAAAATGAGATGCACTTTTCTTTCGTTCAAAGTGCATCTCATTTTTCTTGATCGGCAGTTGACTATGCTCCGGCCTGTGTAGCTGTGTCCGGCTGCGGATCGTCGGCAAACGGGTAAACGCCGATCTCTTTTCCGTCGTCCGCGACAACGGTATCATGCTCACGCGGGATGCCGAACAGTCCGTAAGCCGCCCAATTACACCCGCTGCTGTCACCCTCTTTCGGTGAGCCTTTACCTGTATAACGACCTATGCACTCCTGATAAGCGCAATTCGGGGACTTGGCACCGGCGTCTTTGAAATCCTGAATAGATGCCACATGACCGCACATCGGGCAGCGGAATTTCCACTTGAGATAGTCCGGCCCGAAACGACGCGCGGCCTCGTCCTGCCACTCTTTGACGCTATTGTATTTCACGTCTATTCCTCCTATTTGATTTCCGCTTGCACAAAGTCAAGCTCGTAGTCTTGTAGCTCTTTCTCAGTCAGCTCACGGTCATACACAAGCAGGTCGTGGTATTTCCGCTGCGGATCATTCCGGCGTTCTACAAAGCCGGTCATGGGCTGACAGCCGGGAGAAAAGCCCCTCAGCCGCATACCGTAAGTATATCGAATGGGTTTCATGCTCTTGTGTCCTCTCTCTTGTATTTTTGTCCCACAATAGGGGCAGTAGATGGGGTCAGCGTTGTCCGATAGCACGGTCTTTTTCCCAAAACACCGCACAGCGTTCCACGCCTCAATTATCAACTCAGCGCCACATGATGGGCATAGATGTTTGATACTCCGATACCCGCGCGCCCTGCCAAAATCGGATTGCTCCGGCACAATCAGCATATTCATCTCAACCGGCGTGTCGTCTCTGACTTTCGCTGCGGGGAGCTGCTTGAATTGATCTACGAAATACTTTGCGATTCCAGCCATGTCATACGGGGAAATCCTTGCAAGGCCGTCGTAACACAAAACAATATCGTCTGTGCAAACGTATTTCTTTTCCATTACCGCCGCCTCCTATCAGATAGCCACGACATAAAAGCGACCACAAAGATCAACGCAAGCCCCGCAAGAATATACGCGATAGGCCGTGCAAGCCAAAACCAAATAGCGGCCATCAGCTCACCCCTTTCGTTTCAAAATGAACGCTTCTACCGGGTAGGTCTTAAAGGTGTCCTCCATGATAAACTTGACCGTAGCCCAATCACCCCCGGCAATCCCACAGCCCAAATTATGCGGGAAGTACACTCGCTTGCCCTGCAACGTCGCCATACTGCGGACGCGTACAAAGCAGCGGTGCATAGCGTCATAGTCCGTGATCCCGCCCTCGGTCATACCGCCACGGGCGCGGGCGTCGTCCTGACAGAACATATTTGCCACGATCAGACCACCAGTACACCCGATAAACTGCACCGTTCCCAGCGCAGTACGACCCGCCTGTTTGCAATAGTCCGTATAGGACTTGTATTGTTCCTCGGTCAAGATATTCTCAGCAATGGCAGCGGCCACGCCGCCGCCCATGACGCCGAAATAGTTGACTTGGTGACAGATGATCCCATTGGTGACATTGAGGATGTCGCCGGTAATCTCAGTCAGCATTTTCTTTTCCCTCCGTTTCGTGTAGCGTGATCGCCCGATAAAATTCTTTCGTGTTGATCTTTCTGCCCTCCTGTTCCCATTGTTGCGCCAGATCAAATCTGCGCTCTAAATCAAAAACGCTCTTTCCTGCGCCTTTCATCGGCTCGGCAAGTTTTGATTGTAGCAGCTTGAGCTTATCCCAATACTCAGGTAGCCTTTGATAAATTGCTCGCAGCTCTTTCAAATTCTTATTTCTACAACACCAACAACTTACCCGATCTAACAGATCATACAGATCAACCGGCCCGTTTCGTGTCTGCTCGATCCAACCCCAGCCGCGCGCACGGCACCAGCGTAGACAATCGGCCTCGCTCATGCCCCACGTGACCAACGGTAAAGTCTTTCCGTCCTGTTGTTCTTTTTCAAAACGCTCCGGCTCGTCTGCTGCGATCCCAACATAATCCGTCACCGGCTCGCCCAAAGACCGCTTGTACTTACGAATTACAGCGGTCTTTTGAGACGTTCCCCAGCGGCAAGTACCACCACACCAACTGTACCCACAATGATTACCTCCGGCGCGCTCTTGTACTGGCCTGTCGAACATGGAATAAAGAAACGGCTCGTCCGGGTGAAGCTCAACATACTCGATGCCGAACATCTCCAAATAAGGCTTTATCCTATCCCTGATGCGGTATATCGCGTCAAACTCCATCCCTGTGTCATAGAACACCACCGCATCTAACGGCTTGTTCTCAGCCATTAAACGCAGCAGCATAGCAAGGCTATCCTTGCCGAAACTTACGCTTGCAACATATTTCACACCGACCACAAACCAACTCGGCTGCGGTCAACGTCCTAATCCTCCCGTGCTACTCACCTGTAAAGGCTTTTACGCTGTAACAGGATATTTTACGTCGGACTTATCAATCTTCCGACAACCCGGTTTACCGGGCTTGGTGCTACTCCTTTCTCTCGGGTTTTGATTTATTCGATTCCAATCCTTCACGGACTACCCGTTCCGTCGTCTTAAAAGTGTTACCGCAAATTCCACAACGGTATTTCCGGCGTCGCTCGTTCTGCACCGGCCTACTATCAATACAATAGCTCTGCTCACTATTGCAATACGGGCATTTCATACGGCATCTCCTTTCCCGGTCAGCTCTGCAAGTCTGATCTCGGCTTGATCCGTGTTATACGGCGTCCCACAAATATCAATCAAGGGACGCCTCCACTTCGCAGGATCGTAATACACAACAGCGTAGCGCCCATTATGGCGCTGATCCTGAGACGGTTTCATTAGTCCGCATTGTAAGGATTGCTCTACCATAGCGATAAACGGCAAACGGACAAGCCGCCCGGCTTCTTCCGCTTCTTCGTATTCGGCCAGCCGGTTAAGCAGCACTTCAACACAATCTGCGCTGTCGCTGCATTGCCCACGCATGGGGCAGTTATCGTGGCACAAAGAATAACCGTCACCGTTTTTCTGCGTTAATCTGTTCATTCCTGATCCTCCACGAAATACGGGTAAAAATCCGATTTTCCGTTGATAAACGTGTCAAGAATGACAATCCTTAAATGAACGGGGCAAAGAGGAAATTTCTTATGCCGAGAAAATACACTGTCAATAAAGCTGATTTCACCTGTCCTGTCGTCCTTTATGGCCGCTTTCTTGAAAAACGGTCTACCACAAACGGCACATCGTTTCATCCTACGCTCCTTTCTTCGCCGTGTAGCTTGAAGCTCCGCGCCCTTACGGGCGCGGATTTGGGAATCGACGGATACGGAAGCAGACGGGCGCGGCAATGTAGGTGTTGGAAGCGGTGTGGTTGGAGGCATCGCCGTGGTTGTTGACATAGCACCAGCTCGCGGTATTCCCCGAATACTGCGATTGTGTCCAATACCAATCAGACGCACCGCCTTTCTCAAAGGCCCGAACACGGTTATGCACGTCCTTGTACCACTCCATCTGCTCATACAAGCCCTCGTCACCGTAGCAGCTCTCAGGCGGGAAGATTTCGGAGGCAGCGGGTAGGAACAGGGCGCGCGTCACTTTACGCACCTTGCCGTTGCCGTCTTTATACTGACGCTCCGTTTCAATGATGTTGTCGCGCAGCACGTCAGGCAGATCGGCCCACATATCGCTGAAAAACTTGTCGATCTCCGTCATAGGATCATAACGGCCCATGCAGTCACGACTTTCAAGCCGGTACGCCTCGTCGTCCACGTCGGTAACAACAAAGTCCACTTCCTTACCGCTTTTCAGACGGGTCGTTATTGTGTTGCCAACTGACAGCTCGACCTTGCCATTTGCGACCCCGGCGATCAGATCAGGCAGATTCATAGCGTTGGTGACGCCCACAGTCAGAGTGCAGTCATTGATCGGGCCGCTATCAGGATCAGCTACCGGGGAAAAGCCCTCGCCGCTTATCCACTTGAAAGCACCGTCACGGGCGATCATAAAATCGCCGCCGTCCACCGCGTAGACCTTTACGACCTCGCCAGTGATCTTATCCTTTGCGTTGAACATGATTGTTTACCTCCCGTTTTAATTTCCGTCCGCGTCGTCCAACTCGTCAAGGGCGTCACGGACTAAACTGATATTGTTAAGTACCACATCAAGCATAGCGTCAGAATTGATGTGATGGGCGAATACCGCCTTTTGCTGCGCGTCCGCATGGAAATACCCGGTCAGCGTTTCGCCGGTTTCCAGAGACGCCACAAGTGCAATGCTGGACGGTTTCAGCTCAAACATTTTGCGTAGAGATCGGAAGAGCA